ATGAATCCGAAACTTATCGAAGGGCACTGGACCATAAATGGAAAAAGATACCCGCAATTAACAGAAGCCGAAAGACTAGCGTTTAACGGCTTTTTTCATACCACAAATTTAGTGTATGAAGAACTTTATGCGGAAAGACACCGCAAAGTAGTGTTGAATTAAAAAACCCTTTAAAAATGTCAGTAACAAAAGAAATAAAAAAAGAAGAAGTCTTCAACCTCGATTTGTTCAGAGTTGAATCTATTAAAGAGATACAAGGAAAAAAGGAGCTTCAACTACAGATAGTAAAAGACAATCCTTACATTGTTATCACAGGCAACGAGACTTTTACCGAAGCTAAGAAAAACCGAACAAACTTAGTAACCGCAAGAACTTCTCTAGTAAAAGAAAAAGCTTCTGTAATAAAAAAAATCAAAGAAGTAATCACTATTCCAGTCGGACAGACTTATGATCATCTTATCGAAATTACTAAGCCGCACGAAGAGAAACAACAACTTGAAGTTGACCGCTGGGAAAATATCAAGGAAGCAGAACGTAAGGAGAAACTTAGAAAAGAACAGGAACGTAAAGACAAACACTTAAGTAACATCCGCTCGATTGTTTCTTTTAATACGGAAAAAATCAAAAATTTGACCTACGAGTCTAGTTTAACTTTTGAAGTAAAAGCGATATTGGATGATATCGAAGTTTCTTACGAAATATTTGAAGAATTTGGCACTACCCTACTTAGCGAATTAGAAGCTCTAAAATTTACACTTTCAACTCGAAAAGATACTTTAAAAGAACAGGAAGAAATTCGATTAGAAAAACTCAAACTAGCTAAAGAGCGGTTGGAGCAAAACAGAATCCAAAAAATAAAAGATTCTATTACTGAATTTTACACCACTTGGACGGTTGCTTTTTCTAAGATGACATTTGCTCAGATAGCTGATACAAAAGAAAACTTTTTAGCAGTAGCAATACACTGTGAAGAATTCCAACCTGAATTTGCTGAAAAAAGAGCCTTACTCGTTAAAGATTTTGAAGCAAGAGAGGTGGTGTTGAAAGAACAAGAGAAACAAAGACTTGATCTTGAAAAACAAAAGGAGCAACAAGCTAAAATCGCAGCTAAAAACAAATTAGCACAAGACAAGATTGATGCGGGAAACAAAGCAAAACAAGACAAGTTAGATGCTAGCCAAGCTATCTTGGATACCCAAAAAAAAGAACTGAAAATTGAAAAGGATAATCTTTTAAAAGAGCAACGAATCCTTGTCTTAAAAGAAATCGGTTTTGATGATGATTTAGCATTAGATCTTCCACATCTTAAAATTATTTTTCCGGAAGAAGATCTATTAACAACGGACGAAGAATTTAAAGATTTTATACTAGACTTAAGATATAAAATCCTTAACCCTCCTACTCCAACTATGGAAGTAGATTACGAAGAGCCGGCATTGAATGAAACACAAGAAGAATCTAAGCTGTTCTTAGAAAGCTTCTGTGATTTCTGTATCAATAATCACGGTACGATTTCGAAGGAATACATTGTCGAATTTTTAAAGCAATAACGATGGCTTGTTTCTTACAAATTGAATTGAGCGATGAGCAACTGAGAACAATCGCGTTGCACATTCAAAAGGAAAATAAAATGGATCAATTCTTCTTGCCTAAAACAAGAGACGAAGAATTATCGGAAGAAGTTTTAACACTTAAACAAGTATCCGAATTAACTAAAGTTAATACGCGCACACTTCTCTCTCATATTAAGTCCGACCTTCTAAAAGCTCACAAAGTAGGCTCACAATGGCGAGTTACAAGAAAACAACTAAAAGATTATGCCGAAGGAATCTAATTTCTGCTATACCGACCATGATTCGGAAGCAATCGCACATTTAGAGCATGAGCAATACCAACAATTACCAGCGGCTATTAATTACGGAGAAACAGAACTTCGGATAATTATTAACCTTACAACAAAGCAATACTGGGTAAGCTGCAAGGTTTCTCTAAATCACAACACAAGAATAGCTCAAGGTTACAATAAAACAATTAATTACAAACCCTTAGATCAAATAAGAAAATGGGACAGATAGCTATATCAGAACAACAACAATTAGTTTCTATTGAAATGAACGCGCAAATTACGGCTGTTCTTTCTAACAAAATGCAAGACTTTCAAAAAGCTTTTGTGATGGCAGGAGCAATTGAAAGAATCCGTGAATTATTAACGCCAGAAGTAATGAAACCTATAATGGCATTACAAGGTTCAAAACTTGGATTTAGAACCGACAAAGATAAAAATGAAGGTTACACAATGCCAGAAGTAAAAGAATGTTTAATCGAATCCTTACTTTTAGGACTACAGCCATACGGTAATGAATGGAATATCATCGGAGGTAACATGTATCCAACTAGAGAAGGATTTGGTTCGTCACTCGCTAAAATTGAGGGTTTAAGATATAATATATCTTATCCTAAAATTATCCAAAGTCAAGACAAACTAACTGCCAATGTTGTATGTAAAATAGATTGGCAACTTAACGGAGACAGCAAAACACAAACAATAGATTTTCCGGTCAAATCTAATGCTTATGCAACAGCAGATGCTTTAATTGGTAAAGCTGAAAGAAAATCAAGAAGATGGCTTTATAATCATATCAAAGGAACCGATATTTCAGATGGAGATGCAACGGATGTAGATTTTTCAGTTGTTAGTTCTAAGCCCTTGAATAAGGAAGGAATTATTCAAGAAAAGGAAAAAAACAGATTAAAATCACATATTGAAAAAGCAACAAAGCTTTCAATCCTTCATCAAGTAAAAACGCTAATTCCATCTGATGATTTAGAAATTCAAGAATTGTATTCGGACAAAGAAGATATACTTGCGGTTGAAGCAATCCAGGGAGTACAAGATCTTGAAACTCTTTCAAAATTAAGTCCGCTTATTGAAAAAGACGAGCATATCATCATGTTAGACGACAAGAAAAAAGAGCTAGAGCAAAAAGCTAAGAATGCTAAAAAAGCATAAACTCAAAGAGTGTCACAACCCAGATTGCTCAAATACTTTCAAACAGTATAATTCATTACAAAAATACTGCTCCCCTACTTGTCAAAAGACACACGCTAAACCAAAGCGTATAAACAAGGTTTCCAAAAAACGCAAAGAGGATAACGAAATCTATTCAATTATCCGATTAGAATTCCTTTCGAAAGAATACAATCAAATCTGTTTTATCGAAGAATGCAACAGACCCGCTACGAGTGTAGAACATACTCGTGGTAGAATCGGCTATGCTGATGATTGGGCAAGAGAAAACGATATAACTCTTTTTCTCGATGTGCGCTTTTGGAAACCTTGTTGTATAGAACACAATCTCGAACTGGAGAACAATTCCGAGTTATCAAAAAAACATCAACTAAGCCGAATTCACGGCGGCAAAAAAACATAATAATGCAAAAGAAAACAATATCTAAAGTTATCACTAAGAAGTTAAATGAGTGGTTAGAGACTATTACTGATGAATCTTTAAGAAAAAAAGTAAAAGAAAACCTTTTAGTTTCTGGTGGTTCAATTACCTCAATGTTCTTAAATGAACCTGTAAACGATTTCGATATTTACATTCAAGATATGGATGTTTTAATTGAATTAGCTATGTACTACATGCCGAATGACGTACTAGATGGAAGAAAAAAAGATGAGCTCATTCTCGATCATTACATTAAAAAGTACGGGAATCTAAACTGTGCTAAAAAAGAATTAGAATCTCTAAATGAGGATTTATCGGAACAAACCGTTAGACTAAAAAATCTAAAGCCCAATCAAGTAAAGTTGAATGTTGAATCTTCTGGTCAAAGAATGCAGATTGATGAAAATAAAAAATATCAAATCGCATTTCTTTCTCAAAATGCAATTTCATTAACTGATGATATTCAAATAGTGCTACGATTTAGCGGTGCTCCTGAAGAAATTCATAGTACATTCGATTTTATCCACGCTACCAATTACTTCACTTTCGAAGATGGAGTTGTTACAAACCTACAAGCTTTAGAATCACTTATAAGTAAGGATCTAAAATATCAAGGTAGCCAATATCCGCTAACCTCAATTATTAGAATTAAAAAGTTTCTTAAGAGAGGGTGGACTATCAATGCTGGTGAAATGCTAAAAATGATGTTTCAAATTTCAGAATTAAATTTAAAAGATCCTGTTGTGCTTGAAGAACAATTGATAGGTGTAGATATTGCGTATTTCGACAAGCTAATTGATGTTATAAGAGATGTTCCTCGAGACAAAATAAACTCCAATTACATAAATACTATCATCGATAAAGTCTTTTCGCAATACGAGGAAATTGAAGAAACTCCTAAAGCAGCTTCAAATTCAAATGACTAAACCACAAATCAATGTTACAGTAAAAGGACGAAACGCATTTACAGCTTATTATGCTAATGTAAACGGTATCAACTACGCAAAACCACCTCTTTACGAAGTCATTGAAATAGTTGGTAAGAGATATCGAAAAAAGTATCTCGGAGAGTGCCGAAGCAAAGAAGAATTTATTCAACAAATCGAACTACACCAGAGTAGTTTAAATCCCGGAACACTATGTCAAAACCCTTAATATTTACAAACTGGATGGCTCGTTGCTCTAGTTTAGGCAACATTATGACCAATCTTCCAACCGAAGATGAACAAGCAAAAATAGCGCTCGAAATTGAAGAGTTAACAAACGAAAGAGACTACGGACTCAATAGAAATGGAAACAAAGTCAAATGGACCGAAACAAAAGATTTGCGACTTGGAGTTTTAATCAAAAAACGAGACAATCCCGACGAGTTACCTTCTGGAGCAATTACTTATTTAGAGAAAGAATTTAGAGATAAGTTTTGGAGAAGAAGACGTTTTTTAGATAACAAGTATCTAACAAAAGGAACTATAAATGAGGATGATTCTCTTGGACTTCTATCTCAACTTGACAATTTCTTTTATCGCAAAAATGACGAGCATCTTAGCAACGGAACTATTCAAGGAACACCCGACAATCGCCAAAACAAAACAAAAGACACCAAATCATCTTGGGACTTAGAAACCTTTGAAAATGCCGAATTGATTAGCCTTTATTCATGGCAATTAAAAGGCTATATGTGGCTAGAGCATAGCTACGATAATCCCGAGTTAAAGACCAAAACAGAAGCCGAATTATGCTACTGTTTAGTCAATGCCCCACTCCATTTAATTAACAATGAGAAAAAATCATTATGGTATAAGATGAATATGCCAGAGGAAGAAGAAGAAACCTGGATTAATGCCGTTTGTCAGTTGGAAAGAAACATGATTTTTGACATACCAGCATTTCAAGCAGAATATCCAAATTATGATTTTTATAACCCAGTACTCGACTTCTCAATTCCTGCCCATTTAAGAGATAAACGTTTTTCTGTTAACCTAGAGTCGGAAGATATAAAAAACATCACTAGGCGCGTCCTGATGGCTCGAGAATGGCTAATTGCTAAAGAGATTGAAACCCTAAAGCTTATCGAAGATGGAAAAACCAACTAAAGCCCTATCTATTAAGCAACCTTGGGCGGAATTAATCGCTTTAGGGATAAAGAATATCGAGAATAGAACTTGGAAAACGTCCTTTAGAGGGCGTTTTCTTATTCACGCATCCAAAGTACCTGACAAGGATCATTCATTAACTGTAGCGCAAGATAGAGCAACTATTGATATTGAAGAATTAGATTGGTCGCTTGGATGTATCATTGGCGAAGTTGACTTGGTAGATTGTGTTCAAAGACACTCATCTATTTGGGCAGATCGTGGCGAAGGAATTTGGCATTACGTTTTGGACAATCCAATAATGTATGACAAACCTATTCCGGTTAAAAAAGGTGCTTTAGGATTCTGGAATTATAAACCTGAAAATGAAGTTTAGATGGAAACATTCCTAAAAGCAATAGAAGACCACCAAGATGCAGCACTACTAATATTAATATTTCTAGCGCTGATTTGTTCAATCATTAAAGACAACAAATAATGCATGTAATCGGCAGAATAAAAGCAATACATCAATCACAACAAGTAAGCCAGTCGTTTACTAAACGTGAGCTAGTAGTAACAACAGAGGAACAATATCCACAACATATCATAATTGAGTTTACTCAAGACCGTTGTGATTTATTGGATTCATTTCAAATCGGACAACCGGTAAAAGTATCGATCAATTTACGTGGCCGAGAGTGGGTTAATCCACAGGGAGAAACCAAATACTTTAACTCTATTCAAGGTTGGAAAATTGATGCTGAGAATTCGGCCCCGAGATACGATCCTGTACCTGAAAGTGCAGTTGATAACTACATGGGCAATAAACCTCAATTCAATGAGGAAGAACACGACGATTTACCCTTTTAAATAAAACCCTTTAAAAACTTTTAAAAATGGATTTCAATAAACAATCACAAATTGCTATTAACAAAGTCATAGCTGAAAAACTACCAGAAATGTTAGAAGCCAAAGCTTCTGAAATGATAAGTTCAATAGTAAGTGATATCTTCAGAAGTTATGGAGATACCGCTAAATCTATCAAAGCAAAACTTGAAGAAACCATTAATGTCAATCTTCAGGAACTAGATCTAATCGATTACAATACGTTAATTGCTAAGACCATTAATGACAATTTACTTCAACAAGTAAATTTACAGCCAATACTTGACATGACTCAAGATATCATCGGCTTCGTTAATAAGAAAACAATCACTCTTCAAGAGATTGCAGATATTATAATCGAAGCAAGTCAGGAAGAAAACGATCAAGAAGGTGAAGGTGAAATCACTTTTATAGTAAACGAGAATACCAAATATAATTGGATAGAAGTGTATGCTGATGTTGATCCGGATAAGAAAGAATATGAATGTACTTTTAAATTTATTCTTTCTTCAGAAGGCTCAAGAGAAGGGCAGATTTTCTCTTTTACGTACAAAGATACTTGCGATGATAAGGCAAAAGAGATAACTCCTTCAAAACTTGTTTCCTTACACGGAATTGAAGCCAAAATATTTAGACTTTATTCCGCGCAAGTAAAAATAACTGATTATAACAACACTCCTGACATTTACTGGTCCCGTTGGGATTAATTCACTTTAAAAATGGCAAGCAAAAAACGAAGAAAGCCCGAATCCGAAGATAGACACATTACTATTTTCGAAGAAGCAGTGATACTAAAAAATGAAGCGATGGGAATTATTCCATCGCTTCTTTTATTAGAACAAGAGAAACTCAATAATGGTTTTACTTGGCAAAAGAGAGATCATAAAACAAGAGTGCTTACTAAAAAAGAGACCTAAAATGGCTACAGATAAAAAATCTTTTTTATTGTATTCCGATATAGAATCCACTTTAGATTTATTATCAGACGAGCAAGCAGGGTGCTTATTTAAAACAATTGTCAGATACGTAAACGACAAAGACCCAATTCTTACCGATCCATTACTAAAAATTGCTTTTGAGCCGATTAAACAAAGTCTAAAAAGAGATTTAGTTAAATACGCGAATATCAAGCAGAAAAGGTCGGAAAACGGAAGAAAAGGAGGTTTAAAAAGTGGTGAATCGAGAAGCAAAACAGAAGCAAACGAAGCAAATGCTTCAAGCGTGAAGCAAAACGAAGCAAACGAAGCCGTAAATGATAACGGTAACGTTAACGTAAATGATAACGTTAATGTTATTCTTTTAAAAAAAGAAACAAAAGGGGAATTTGAAGAAAAAAACAAATCCGAGAATATTCCTTCCGAAACCGATTTAAAAACCCCTGAAATAAAAAAAAGAAAAAAAGTTGCGCCAAAAAAAGAAAAGGCGCAAATCCCGCCCGTAGAAGACTTCTTAAACTATTCACTTCAGATAATCCAAGAAAACAATTTGGGCGATCCAGAAAGCGCTATCTATCCCCTAACAGCGAAGTATGATAGCTGGATCGAAAACAATTGGCGCGATGGGCACGACAATCCAATCAAAAGTTGGAAAACGAAAATAAAAAACACAATTCCTCACTTGAAGTTAAAACCTGTTCAATATGGAGAAACAAAAACCGAAGACCGAATCATTGGCCGTCAAACATTCGACACCGTCAAATCAAATTCGGAAAACATACAGCACTCAGCTGACTACTATCGAAACCTTTTGCGTAAAAAGCCCGATTGATTTTGTAAGAAGTTCTTATTCTCAAATGACAATTCGAGAAAGACTACAAGATGATGATGGACTAACAATTCTAATCAACCAAGCTTTGACTAAATCAATTGGTCTGTCTGGGATGAAGGAAAAGACAGACCAATTGATGCTCGATGAAATCATCAAAATGCTTTTCACGGTTTATGATCATTTAACACCGGATGAAATTTATAAAGCCTTTGAATTGGAGCGAATGCGGATGTACGAAACAAAAACCGAACACTTTCAATTATTCGACACTGGTTACGCAGCAGAAATTCTCAAAAAATATTTGGATTGGAAAATTGATATTAAAACGAAGTACAACATTACTAAGTCAAATTCACTTCCTGCAAATACATTACTGCTCTCTGAAACTTCCGATTCGGAAAAGAAAAAAATAATGGATCAGGCAATTACAAGATGTTTTGAAGAGTTTGCCAATCAAGGAAAAATTAACCATCCATTTGTTCACGTATTTGATGAATTGGTTGATAGGAAATTCATTAAGAAAGCTACTGAAGATACTCCGAGATTAAAACCATGGTATGATGAGCGAAGAATTATTGCTCATGCCGAAGTTGAAAAGGAACTTCTAGCTCAAGCTGAGAATAACAAAGACAACTCTAAGAAAGTGAAAAGCATTCGTGACGAATTGAATCTACTGCTAGACAACAAATCTAATAAGGTTGAAATCAAGCTATTCGAAATCGTTTTACGGGAGTTCTTCCAAAAACGAATCGATTTACAGCTTCCGATAGAGGAACTACTGAAATAACCCACAAAAAAATATTGCAAAACCAACCGTTCGTGAATACCGAACTGCTCAACTATTTTATAAAATGAACCAAAATAAAGAAACACAACCGAACTTAATTATCATCAAGAAAGGCGAACTATACTACAATGGTCCTGATAACCATTTTTATACTCAACTAGCAAACGCGACTTGGTGCAAAAACCCAGCTCAAGCACTAGCAATAATTCAATCAAGAAATTTAATTGGCGCGGTACCTGTTAAAATCTCTGAACACGATTATACCTATGCGAAAGCTAACGCAATGACTAAGATCATTTTGCTTTCGGAGACATTATCAAAGTATTTACACGAAGTCGGCTCTAACCTGCCAACTAAATCACAAGTAAATAAGTTAGCTGCTAAGCAAATGAAATTGACATCACAGCAATTGATGTTGATCAACCCCGATTTTAATCACTTTTTGAAAGTTCGTGAAGATGATACTTTCGACGTATTAGGACATTTCGAAGCCTTTATTCAGGAACTATCTCAAGTAGAGTTATACGACACTCCGAACCTAACCGGTATTCTTCAAGCTTATAAAAAAGACCCTAAATCTGTGATTGGGATTTGTAAAAAGATTTTGAAATGATAAATGCATTTCTATCTTTTCAAAAACCTTTTGCAGTTCAAAAAGTAGAAAAACCAGAATCCATAGAATTTATTGTGATTGATCTTTTTTGTGGAGCTGGCGGAACAACCACGGGATTTGCAAACGCAAAGAACAAAAAAGGGGATCCAGTAGCATTAATAGCAGCTTGTGTAAATCACGATCACAAAGCGATAAAATCACACTGGGAAAATCACCCAGAAGTTTATCACTTTGAAGAAGATATCCGAATATTGAATTTGGAACCTTTAATAGAAATTTTAAGGGCTTATAAAAAAGAATACCCAAATGCAAAAGTGATTCTTTGGGCTTCTTTAGAGTGCACCAATTTTTCTAAAGCAAAAGGAGGGCAAGCTCGGGATGCAGATAGCAGAACGTTAGCAGAGCATTTAGATCGATACATTACAGCACTAAATCCCGACTACGTTCAAATCGAAAATGTAGTTGAATTCATGAGTTGGGGGCCTTTAGATAAGAAAGGAAAACCAATTAGTATGAAGTCCGGTCAAGATTGGTTGCGTTGGAGAAATCACATAAATTCTTTCGGTTATCGCGATGAATGGAAGGAACTCAACAGTGCTAATTTCGGAGCCTACACTTCTCGAAATCGCCTTTTCGGATGTTTCGCTAAAAGTGGGTTGCCGATAACTTGGCCAGAACCAACTCATTCAAAACTACCGTCGACAATTACTGATTTGTTTAACTCAGGTTTAAAAAAATGGAAACCTGTTAAAGAGGTCTTAGATTTTGATGATGAAGGTGAATCTATTTTTACTCGCAAAAAACCACTTGTAGAAGCTACTCTTCAAAGAATTTATGCCGGACTTATCAAGCATGTTGCAGGAGGAGAAAAAGCTTTTATTGCAAAATATTTCAGCGGAAGACCAGCAGGAAAAGTCACATCGATTGATAATCCACTAGGAACTCTTACAACTGCATGTAATCAATCTGTAGTTAATGTGTCATTTTTGACCAAATACTATGGCACGGGAGATAATGTCTCTTCAATTGAAGAACCGGCAGGAACAGTAACAACAAAAGATCGTTTTACAAAAGTTCAATGTAATTGGCTAGATAAGCAATACTCTGGAAAGCATAATCATCAAAGTATCGAACAACCAGCCGGCACAATAATGACTTCAGACAAACACGCTTTAGTCAGTGCACCATTTATACTCAATCCAAGTCACGGAGGACACACAATGCACACAAATCAGCCGTGCCCAGTTATTATTGCTCGACAAGATAAGGCACCATTGTACTTAGTCAATTATAACCAAGACCCAAATGTCGTGATTGAAATTTACGAAGACGATAGTGAAACCATGATTAAAATTAAAGAGTTCATGGCCCTTTACGGTATCTCGGACATTAAAATGCGAATGTTGAAAGTTCTTGAGTTGAAATTAATACAAGGATTTCCATTGAATTACAAATTATTTGGTAACCAAAGCGATCAGAAAAAATTTATCGGAAACAGTGTTGTTCCGCATGTTGTGCAATCATGGGCAGAAGCTCAATGTCTAAATTAAAACTTAACCTATGAACCTATCCGACAAAATAAAGCAAACTGCCACGTTTAAATCACTCGATAACGTACAGCAGAAAATATACGGCAGTTCCAAAATGAGAATTCAATTCGAGCATCACTTACGAATGATTTCATTAATCGGTTCTGACGAATGGGAGAAAATCGAGCATCCCAATGGAGTAGTAAAAGGAATTATAAAAGAAATAGAAGATGAAGAAAATTAATTGGCAGTCACAGCACTGCGGAATCATTCACGGAGAGTATTCGGACATTTTAGAATATATGCCCGATTTAAAAGGACTACTCTCTACTTTCCCCGAAAATCCAAGTGATTTTATTTGGGATGTAAAAGTACATATGCTAATGCCTAATCAATACCCATGTATTCCAAATTGGCACAGAGATATGATTCCTCGCGATGAAAATCTAAAAGAAGATGAAACTTTAATCGACGATACAAAACCAATGTATCTATGGCTTTCAAATTCTCCACTAACGATTTTCAAAACTAAGGATGGACAAGAATTTGAAATTGTCCCCGAACAATGGCACCGGTTCACTCAAAGAGATTGGCACAAAGGACAGATGGCAACAGACTTTTGTTGGAGAGGTTTAATACGAGCTTGTCATAAGGATTTAGGGATTAATTCAACAACTGTAAATAATCCCTTCAGAAATAGAAATCCGCTGCGAAGACATACACAAGTTTACTTGGATGCATCTAACTTTAAATGGTAAAATATAATCCTGACGAGTGGAACTTTCCAAAAAACACTAAAGCATGTTACTATGCAGGTCATAAAACCACTCATGAAAAAGTATTAATACCAATGTGTTGGGGAACAGTCCATAGTTTCGATTTGGACGACTGTTATTGTGATAATAAAAAAGAACCTACAAAAGCAGAATTACAAAATACGATTCAGATTCTTAAAGAAAGAATCGAAGAACTTGAAGAAAATAAAACTATATGACAAAAAGCCATAATCACGACCATTTTTGGATCGAGGACGAAATCCTGTATGAAAGCTATCGAACCATTCGAGGATTACGATATCGCCAAATAATGGAAGTACTCGGATTAAAAAATTGCGAGCGATGCTCCGAAGAAATATTACAACAACTATCTAAAACTTCCCACTATAATTTGTAAGTGGTAAAACGAAATGGAACAATTGAAAAGTAAGTCATACACATTAAGAGATGAAAGCGGTAGCTGGCTAGGGCAAATTGTATTAACATCAGATGGATTCTTCGGATCAGTAACCGATTGGGGTAATTTATCATTCGCATGGAGACATACAGGTAAAGAAGATTTTAGAGAGTTTTTATGTGGCTTAAACACACAATATTTTGGAGGAAAAATGTATCAAGGAAATACTTACATACTTTATTCTGCAAAATGTGAAAAATCCTGTATTGTTTTTGCTGAAAAAATATTACCCGCATTACAAAAAGCACTAAGGGAGGATATTGCTAAGAATCCAAATTGGTAGTTCTATGCTAGAAGTTCTAAACAACTACCTACCCGACCCTCTATTTCAAGAACTACAAGATTATTGCTATCAAAATGACTTCGAAAGAGTTCAAGCAGGCGAAAAAGAGTTTGAAATTTTAGAAATTCCGCCCGAGATACTCCCCTATTTGGAAATTGACGGCTACGAAATGAATTTAAGCTTTATAAGACGAGCGCACAAAGATTTCGATACAGATTGGCGCATCCATGCCGATAACATCATAAACGGAAAGAAAACGCTATTAGCGAGCGTGCTTTACATTAACAAAGCCGAGGGAGTTTCAGAAAACGGAACAGCAATGTGGATTCACGAAAAACACGGAACTCATTTACCAGAAGATATATCCAATGAGGAATTTGATCGGCTGCTTTTAGAAGATAGCAACGACCTAAGCAAGTGGGAAAAAAGGGAGTATATAAGAAATAAACCAAACCGACTGCTCACCTATTCCGCTACTATATTTCATAGCAAATATCCCCATATTATAGAATTAGGTGAGCGAATCGTTTTGGTAGCTTTTTATTGTTAGATTAACACTTACAGTTACTTTTATCTATATATGTCTTGTTTTTATTCTTGTTGATGTAATAACATCCCCCGCTAGCACCTTTGTAAAGAGTATTCCCTTTGTAGCTACCACAAATTTTATCGCTACCAGAAATATTGGAGCCATTCCCAGAATTATATTTATTAGAACTACTACCGTCATCTTTACTACAAGCAAAAAAGAAAGAGATAGCAATTAAAAGTATTAGTTTTTTCATTTTTCAAAAATTAAAATTTAACAAATATACTGATGTAGAATCAGAATGATATACGGAAAACCTCACTAATATTAAAAACACAAATTTATGATCAATTTATTCAACACACACATTGAAACATTGTCAATTCACAAAGTTGGTAACAAAAGTCGCAACGAAAAAATGTTTCTTTCTGACGAGTCATTAAAGCTAAATGATGAAATCGTGCCACTAATAAAAGAGTTCTTTTTTAAACCTTTTCGAGAGAAAGAAGAAAGTTATTTTCAATTTGCTCACGATGTTGATATCGAGTTCAACGAAATGTTTAATCTGGCCACATCAATTTTTGAAAGTCCTGATAAACTACACGAGGTATCTAAGAAAATCACTACTCACCTATTTGAACAATCGAATCATCCGCATATTAAAATCGGCGAAGTATATGTGGCCTACCTAACTAATGTTTCAATAGACAACAATGTAGTAGATGCAATTGGAATTTTTAAAAGTGAAATCAAAAACGATTACTTCGAGATTAACGAAAACGAAAGCCGATTAGAGTTACAACTAAAACAAGGGATTTCTCTTGATAAATTAGACAAAGGCTGCATCATATTCAATTACAAAAAAGAAGACGGCTATAAGGTCCTGAGCATTGATTCTAATCGTTACGATGCTAGATATTGGTTAGAACATTTCTTATCAGTCGATGCTTTCCAAGATGAAAACTTCTTTACCAAAAAATACTTGAAATTCTGTCAGGATTTTGCAAAAGACGTGGTGCTTCAGGCCGAAGATAAAAAAGAAGAGGTAATGTTTATGAACCGATCCGTAAACTACTTTGCTAAAAATGATGACTTCGAAGAAAGCAGCTTCTTAAATGAAGTAATCGACAACCCTGATTTGATTTCGGAGTTCAAAAACTACAAGGTTGATAAGGGCGAAAAATACAGCATTGAGGACGTGAGCAATTTTGCGATATCCAATTCGGCAGTAACCGATGCTCGAAAGAAATTCAAAAACGTGATTAACCTGGACACTAACATTACAATCAAACTTGATTTTATCAATCCGGAAAGCGCTGAAAAATTCATTGAAAAAGGTTGGGATGAAGAAAAACAGATGTACTACTATTTGTGTTATTTCAACAAAGAAAATAAGTAATGAGTGGGGAGAAATTAACTCACAGTGAGATAATTGAAATTGGTTACAAGTGGTTATTCTCAAAATGCAGCTTTGCAGTAAAGGACCTCGTTACTCACAATCAGGAAACCCCTGATATAATTGGATGGAATGCCGAAGGAAGCTTTTTGTTAGAAGCAAAAGTAAGTAGGAGCGATTTCCTCGCGGATAAGAAAAAACCATTTCGGCTAAATCCTGAAACAGGCATGGGAGATTGGCGTTTTTTTATTGCTCCCAAAGGATTAATAAGAGTTGAGGAATTACCCGATATGTGGGGATTAATTGAAGTCAACGAAAAAAGAAAAGCGACAATGGTTCATAATCCTTTTGGTAAAGGAAACATTTACTGCACTTGGCATAAACATGAAAAATGTAATGGTAGCGAAGTTATAATTATGAAGTCGGTTTTACGGCGGCTTCATCAAAAAGGATTAATTAATGAAATCTATAAAAAGTAATTATGGGAATAGATAAAAAACAGATTTTACAATTAGCTGCTAACGGGGTTAGTTTTTATTGTGAAGATACAGACTCAGGAGAATATGAAATACTAAATGTAACTAGCATTGACTTAGCTCATGAAACCATAGAAATAGGAGCAACTACCTTTGACTTTGAAGACATTGGAAAATACGTTAAACCAGTCATGCATCCTTTATCCGATTTAGCCGAAGAAATAACTCATAACGGTGAAACTTTTGTTCCTTATGATGAACTAGATAATTATCATAACTTTTCTAAAGTCAATTATAATGATATTGAAAAAGATCCAACTAGATACCCATATACAATTGTATGCAAGCTATTAGAATGGCACTTCGATATATTCGGTTTAATAGAAAATAATTTGGCGATAAACATTAACACATTGGACTAATGGAAGCAAACGAACTAAGAATAGGTAATGCAGTAACCTATAAGGATAAAACTGTAATTGTTGAAGCAATCACCAGCGATGGTATATCCGTATCAGGATATGAGAATGGCAGGTTTACTCCAGTGTATTTATGCAACGTCAATTTAAAACCAATCACGATTACTGAAGATGTGCTATTAAGGCATGGGTTTATTTACCTCCATGATAAACATAGTTTTTTTATTCATGGTAATGAGGTAAATATTAAAATTGATAAAAAGATTAGATGGATTGCTTGGTGTAACACAGTTTTGACTAATGTAGAAATAAAATACCTCCATCAACTCCAAAACCTATATTTCATATTAACTGGAAAAGAACTAATAGAAAAAACTGAATAACAACCAAAAACCTCGCGATGTAAAGGCAAATCGCTAATCTATGTTATGACTAAAGTTGACACACTTTTAGAAATGGCTAACGCAGCCAAAATCGAGGAACAAAAATTTGAAAAGGGAAATAAATCAAGCGGTACCCGTTTGAGAAAACACCTCCTTGAAATTGGAAAGTTAACCAAGGAAATCCGAAAGGAAGTTTCAGAAAAAAAGAACGCATAAAACAAAAAGCCCGTTACGGGCTTTTTCTGTTTATTCTTATTCAAAATCTATAATACATTGTATTTCATTTTTTAAGCGAAGTAGGTTTAAATTTGCATTCTTGAGATGTTTTATACACGGCTTTCCTCCCTTTTTAATTTCAATTTCAGTTTCTAAAAATTTCAATGATATTGCTAAATAATTTATTTTCTTCTTGATTGTCATGTAATCTTCTAAAGTTATTTTATTGACTTCATTTTCCCTGAACTTAATCTCTTTTCGATCAACTTTTTTTAACAAAAATTCGTCGTCAGGTAATTTATTAAAGCCCAATTTTAATAATATTTTTTCAGAATCCTCTGGAAAGTTGTCTGCCGTATCAACTGTAACACGTTGACTTCTCCGTGATGAAAATAGATGATCTATTATTACCTCTTCCATCGCATTAGTTAAAATCCCTTGTTTGCGATGTTCTTTAAGTACATACCAATGCAAATTTGTATTATCCATATCCAAGACTGCACCAACAAAAATATTGTCTTTGTTTTTTATAAAATAAACTTTGTAAGGATTTGTTGGAGTGTTGTAATCATAATCTATAGGGTCTTTTAACAAAGCTGTTCCGTAGTAGACATTATCATAAAGTAAAGTAGTTTTTATTAACTCACAAGGGGATTCTGAGTTTAGCTTGTCAATTAAATTTTTTAGGTCAAGATGTGTCATGAATTATTTTTAAAAGATTGAATTCAAAACTATAAATTTAATAAATAACAAAGCAGACTAAATAGTGTTTTTTTTAAACTAATATTTACTTATCTTTGTGATATTAAACTAGTTATATATGAAAACGTTTTCATATAAATCATACAAACTTAATATAATCACTATAAAAAAGCCCCTATTTCGGGGCTTTTTTCGTTTCATTAATCAGTTGACGATACTCAAACATCGCTTCTGCGTTTATCGCTTTGTATTGAAACATCTGCCTTTTAAGTTTTAAATCCTCTTTGGATAGTTTTTCGGAATTGTTTAAATCTGAACCAAATAACTCAACCATCAATAAAGCTTTGTGCTGTGCATTGTTCGCATACTTAATTTCAAATACAGCGGAGTTTACATTTTTGTTTTTGATTTGATCGCTAACTCGAGTTCTAGCACGCTTCTTGTCATAAGCACTCATATCCGTAGTGATTTCATTTAATTTTTTATTCACTTCGGTTCGAGTTATATTTCCATCCAAATGATCCTTTACAACTGCTTTTACTTCATTTTTAAATTTGAGGTTTTCGATTTCAATTTTTTCAAGTTCTTTTTTAATTTCTTCGTTTTGCCCTATTCTACGGTTGAACTCGCTGGTTTCCTTAACAGCTCGATTAAAGGACGATTTAAGCATGTCGTTTTTAAACTTGTCCATTATGGCCTTTGAGTCTTTATCGGACATCATAGCATCCATTCCGCCGTAAAGCATACCGATATAAGGCGAAGTACTTGGAGTTGTCACAATACTTTCTACAGCTGCTTTCATTCTTACTGGTGACCATCCCTGTTGCTCTCCAATTTTTTTGTAAAAATCCTCAACTGATGCGTTTTCGAATCCTTCTGCCGGAACAGGAACTTTTCCTCTTAAAATAGATAAATCTTGTTCGCGGAAAAAATCATAACCCGTTGCATAAGACAAAGCGCCTTTAATAAGTGGATTTCTGGTGACATTATCTGTTATTCCAAATTCAACGGGGCTAATGTTTTTCTCTAATGCAAATCCGATATCCCGTATTGTATTACTCCTTGATTTATCTCCTGCAGATGCCTTCATGTAATCTCTCATGATATTTTCAGTCAAGGAAAAAAATGGTGTCAACTGTTGGGCCTTGGCTATTCTAAAATATTGAAATTCTCCTTTATCATTTCGGTTACCATTAAAGACGATGAAATAATTAATACGATCATACTTCGAAACACCTTTAATCGCTTTATTGTAAAGCTCTGAGCTAGTCATATCCTTTTCATCTTCACTCCCGGTTCCTGATAATAACGCTAAACTAACTCCAATCGGAACAGACGACATAATTGCTGCAGCTTGAGTAACTCGCAAAGTAGTTTCAATTGGACGTTCTCTAAAATTATCAAACATTACTCTTGTTCCTTGAGTAGCGGCATTCAAATATGGAATAAAAGCATCGATATCTTTTGTTATTGCCCCGCCTTGGTTGAAATCCATGGTATTCCTAGCAGATGATACGGCATTGGTATAGATGTCTTCCAACTGATTTTTTTCTGTAACTTCTTCAATTTTTTTTAACCCCAATTCTTTGAGTTGATTTTTAATTGAGCGATTGAATACAGCCATTCTAAAGCCTACTTCTGAATACATCTGTAAACTTTGAAGTGTAGCTACGCTAAAAGCTTTTTTAGTTCTTTCCTTGGTCTTATTGTCAATCTTATCCAAAACTTTTTGCATGGAAGAAGTACCTTTAAATCTACCTTGTTCCATTAAGAAATCCATCATCCCACCATATTTAATGAAGTTCTTGAAATTGTCGGTTTCCTTTCTAATATCGCGAATACCTTGTGAAGCATCACCTGTAAGTTGAACAAAATTTTTAAGCAAATTCGCGCCATATTCTTCTGAAAAAGTAGAGATAAAAAGAAAATCTCTAGGAGTATTGGTAATAAAGAAAGTTGGATTATTCCCAGTTGCAATAGCTTTTACTAACCCTACACCGGAACTCATGGCAACCTTTTCTTTAATATCAGGTGTTTTAAAAATTCTTGCCATGGAATCAAAATACTGCTCATGAAACTGATCCTCCATGAGAATATTATTCTTTACCCCATTTACATAATAATAAGTGTTAGAAAAGCCTATAGGAGTTTTCTTTGTCTTATAAATGGGATTACCTGATTCCGTAAAACCAATGATAGGGTTGTGTTTTACTCGTTTTTGTAATTCCTCAAAATATTTAATCGTATCGCGTTCTTTCTTGGTTGGATTAATTTTGGATTTTAATTGAGCGACCTCAGTTGCTTGTTTTTCCATAAATTCAACGAGCTTACTATTAGTACGGTTCAAAGCAATCGTCTTTGCTCGCATATTGATAGCTCGTGAAAGCAAGTATTGTGAATCATTGACTAAGGAGGTGTCAAGACCTCTTTCTAATTTCTGTATTTGTTCTTGTCCAAGTCCTCCAGTGTTCCCATTATCCAAATGGGCTGTTTCGGTTTCTGCATTTTGCATGAACTCTAAAAACTGTCTCGGTTGGTAATCAATATCAAAAAAACGGTCCCGGCTTTCTTTTGAGATTATTCCGGTCTCGAGCATCTGGTCCAATAAATCGCGGAAAGTATCAAAATAAGCTTCAGAACGCTTTACTAAATCATTGAATTTTTCGGAACCTAATTCGGTTTCAAGCGTGCTTAAATAAGCTTTAGCAACGTTATCGTTAATATAATCCTGATGAACAACTGTTGGTAAATTCTCTTTCCGACGGTTCTCGTCTATCGCGATAAAGCGTTTCAATTGGATTACCCTATCAAGAAGTTTAATTTCAGGAGATGAAAGGCCCTTGTATATTTTAGAATGTGCTTCATCATACATCTGTTTAGCGAATGCCGTTGCTCCTTTACTTGCTACAATGTAGTTTCTGACTAGTCTACCTCCAGATTTATTAAGGATGAATTTTGGTAAGAACTGACGATCAAAGAACTTTGCTATGAAAGTAGAAAAAGCTTTATCCAAACTAAATTTAGGATTCATTAGAGCATCTGCTTCTTTATCAGCTTTGTCAAAAGAATCGTCGACAATCTTTTTAGCATCCTCTTCTGTAACTGCTTTTTGTCTTTCTAAATAATCCTTGGCCATCATCTTTTCCATACGGTCAGAATATTGTTTTAAAATATCCTTTTCCGAAACACCGTTTTTTAAATGCTCGTCAACTTCTTTTTCTAAAGAGGTGCGAGATTTTTCACTTGCATTGCGTTCGTATGGTTTATTGAGGTAATCTATGAAGTTATTGTCGAGGTCTGATTTTTCTACAGATGTTAAGTTTTTATACCATTCCGTTTGTTGAACTGCATTAAGTCCGGCTGATATAATATCCGCAACAGTACTTGCGGTTTGCGCTGCTAATTTCATCGCCATTAAACCTTGTCTAGCAACAACCAATGGTAAATTCATTCCGAGGGTATCTTTTCCAAACTTATCTATATCTGAAATAAGCTTGTCTATACCTTCAATAAAATCATTGATTTTTAAATCATGGGAAAGGTTGACTTTGGTATCTTTAGTTGAAGACTGATGTTCCTTGTTTTCGGAAATCATATTGTCGATGACATAGATGATTCCCTCTTCACTCTTTAATACATTTCTTGGATGTAGATCTGAAACAGTATATTGCCCGTTGGTAAATGAAGTGTCAGTAACTTTAGTAAAACCTAAAGATTCCATAAAAGAAGCTATTACTGATTTCTCAACGTGTTCTGCTTGACTTACAAAAGGCTGTTTAATTACTACCTCAACATATGGTGCACGATTGGCTCCATTGTCAAATCCAGAAAAACCAACTAATTCATAACTTGTTTCAGGGAATAATTTATTGTGATTTTCAATGTAATCTAAAAGGTTGGAAACTAAAAACTGAGAATTGAATAAATTGTTGCTTTTATAAACCGAACGTTCTTCAGCGTTTAAAACAACTGTATTTTCGTTTCCGCTTCCAAAGGCTTTTCCTAACGAATAAATATCATCTATCCATAAATTATTCTCCTTTGCATACTCAAAAACAACTCTTTTCTCAAGATCTGATAAATCATGAGGATTCATTTCTAAAGATTCTCCTTCTGGTTGATTTTTTGCAAACTCTCTCTTTGCTTCTTCAATTCTTCCTCTAATATTATCGGAGATTGATTTTCTGCTAGATTCTTCATTGCTGCTTCCGAGTTCGCTTTGTGGGCCTCCGTCAAGTATTCCGGTTTCTCCGCCGCGTTCCTTACTTGTGCTTTCGCTATTGTCTCGTCTACTCTCTTCTTGAACTCTGGATCTTTCTCCATTCTCTGTAGTATTTGCAACTTCGCTAACGATCGTTCTGCTGGCGTCATTGGTCTGCGTGGAGTTTCTTCTTTCTTGCTCATAGTATTGATCGTTTTCGGTTTGTAAATTTACAAAATCTTCTTCATTCATCACATCAAATAAAGAAGCATATTCATCATAAAATTTTTGTTTAGTTGCCTTTTGTTCAAAAGCTTGATTTAAAAAATGGTCTGTTGCTGGTAATCCCGTAATTTCCGTGAACGCGGTTTTCAAAGCTGTTAAATCTTCTTTCATATTTCGGTCTAAGAAATCCTTTTTACCTCGGGGATTTTCCACAATAAAATCAACGATGTCTTGTTCAGTAACCTCAACTCCTGAAATTTCAGAAATCTCTTGAGCAAGAGAGTCCAACGGGCGACCTTCCCCCTTTTTACCGAAATACTGCATTGCAATACTTTGAGTAATATAGTTGACATCGGCATTGTCCACAAAGCTTTCACGGGAAACAGCACCAATATTTTCGGCAATCATTCTTTGTTTATAATCCAATTCAGAACGATATTCTTCACGACTGGTCAAAGCAATAGCCTCCGCTATTTGACTAGCATTTTGGGAGGTTTCCGCAATATGTTTGTTGGCCGTAACTCCTTCCTCTATATTCGATGTATCAGATTCTTGTCCTTCTGTAAAATCAAGGGATTTAGCATATTCTTTTTGCAGTATTCTTATAGTTGGCCTACTTGGCGTCCCTCCATTTTCATCTTTAAATACCAACTCATTATTTTCATAAGAAACGGAATAAGGTTTTCCATTTGTAGATGCTTTTATCTCTTTTACTTTTGGCTCTCTAATTGACTGCGTGTTACCGGTTTCTTGTACTTCTTCTCGAATAACACTTTCTCCTTCTTGGTTTTCAAGTGTATTACTGACTTCTTCCACGTTAATAGCTCCAGTTCGAACATCTTCATTAATAATAGTATTTTCGGCTTGTGGTATTTCATTTTCGATGGGGTTATTGAGAGGGACAATGATGTCCCTCTCTGAATTTTGTTTCTGATATATTTTTAAAGCTCTGGCTGAAATCTCTTCATCTTTCAAATCAACTTCTTTCGTGCCTTCAGGATCTTTCTCTGCTATTAGTTCGCGACTAGCCTGGTCTTTTAACTTGATTACTTCTTCTGGTCTTAGAAGGTTTAATTTCGCATTTGCTTCTCCGTTTAGTAGTCCTCGACGTTGGGATTCCGCTGTGTCAAACTCTTCTTTTAAATTATTAGCTAATTGTTTTTTAATATCATCCGAAAGGTTTTCCTCATTTTGAATTTCACGAACTTTTTGTTTGATATTGGCCTGAGTTCTTTCGATTCTTCTTATCTCGTCAAATTCACCTTGTGGCATATCTTCAATGCCTTTTGCTTGCTTAACAAGTAGTCCATTGAGTTTTGTTTTTGCAGTTGAAATTTGGTCTTCGACAATTATTCGAACAGACGGAGCGGTAGAATTTTGATCAAGCGTTTTTTCAAATTCTAATATTTGAGCATTTGCTTTTTGGATTCTATTATCTAGCGAAAATGGTTTAATTGCACTTGAAACAATATGAGAAGCACTCGGTATTAACAATCCCATAATCGCCCCAGCTGAAGCTGCGTCTTTTACATTATCAAAAATACCCACATCTTTACCTAGAACAAACTTATCCATCACGTTCTGCATTATTTCTGTAGCAGATTCGTCTAATCCTTCATAAACACCGCCTTTTACTACTTCTCCAGTAGCTCCTACTGCGCTTTTCCAAAAACCCTTAGCAATCATTGCCCTCTCTGGACTAGTAGCGCTTTTTATAACTCGACTTGCATTCGTCAAAAGCATTCTATCAACCATGGCCGAAGCCGTTTCGGTCGCCCCAAAGCCTAAAGGAACAAGTGCCTTTTCTAGATAACTGTAATTAGCACCTTGAGTGTCTTCTTCCGAACGCATTTCATCATACTTGGTACCGGTTGCAGAAACACCTAAAGCACCAGTTCCTCCTGCTCCAGTCGCAACCATTGCATAAATAGGAATTTGACTCGCTACTGCGGTGTTCCAAAACCACTGACCAAAGTCACTAATGTCATTAATTTCATCTACTGAAATAGGTTTTGCAATACCGGCCCTAACATCTTTACTAACTCCTTTTATAGCTTCTTGTAATATTCTAGATTGAACTGGCGAACCAGTTCCGGTTGTTTCTCCTATCCAATCAGTCGCTCCGATTAAACCTGCTGTCAAATCAAGTCCTGTTGCGCCAGCATTATTAGTGAAATTTTTAAACCAACTATAATCCCTTTTAAACACATCGATATTTTCAGAAGCTTGTCCGAGTTCTTTTGTATTTGACACATAATCTTGATGTGTACTAATAGCTTCTTTTAATATCGAATTATATCTATTTTGTAACTCCGAAAACTCTTGTTGTTTTTCAGGACCAATAGGAGTATTCTTAGATTCTTCAACAACCTCATTTACTCTAGCCTGAATATTTTCAATCTCGCCACGCAAAAGATTTTGTTTCTCCAAGTTAAATTTGTCTTTTTCTTTAAGGGAGTTGTAATTGAAAGTCTGAAAAGTATTCAACTTATCTTTATGAGTTGGTCCCCCTATTTCCGATTGGGTGTTTTGCAAGTCTTTTAACAAAGCCCTTGTCTGAGTATCTTCCTGCGACTTTAAATTTTTGTTTATTTTTAAAGCACGTGCTTGAGCAATTCTTTCCTCATCAGTTACAATAGGCAGTGGTTTGTTTTCTTTCTTTGCTTGGATTTGTTGCTTTTTAATCAATCCATCAACCTCTTTTAATTCGTCGGACAATGGATTAGTGTCCATCTTAAACTTGTCAACTACCTTTTCTCTTTCAGAAACCGGTAAAACTCCTGCAGCTGCATCTATTAAAAGGTTAAATCCTTTCTTGCCATACGTTTTTAAATTATTGACAAAACCTGATTGATTTATTTCAGCATCAACTCCTTGTACTATTTCTTGTTTTTTGTCGTCGGAAATAGTTTTTGATTGTTGAAATTGATCGAATAGACGGGAGTACTCAGGATTGTATTTTTTAAGTTTCTCGTTGTTCCACGCCATAGTTCCTTCTACGGCTCCTTGTGATGTTGGTGTTGATGACTCCGGAACAGAATTTTCAGTTATTGTCTTTGTGATTTTTTCAATCGGATTCAACGACGTAGCCGAAGAACTTCTTTCCAGTGGAAAAGCCGACTTTTGACTTTGTGAAGTAGATTGTGTAGCGTCTTTTTTTTTTAAAGGTTTAATGCCAAATTTCTGAATTGCCTCGTCAACTTTGTCTCCATACTTTGATTCTAAATCTTCTCTAGAATAAGTCTGTCCTTTAAATATAAATTGAGGTTCAGTAGTTGATAAAATTTCTTTAAAGCCAAATTTGGTTATAGCTTCCTGTGTTTTATCCCCATATTTTGCTCGTAACGCTTCGTGAGAATACTCTTGTCCTTTGTATGTATATTTCTTATCGTCCATTATAGATCAGGTAGGTCGTTTAAATTGGGTAAATTATCGGTTTTACTATTTTGTTTAAAACCTGCTCTCTCTTTCATTTCAGAAACTGATATTCCTAGTTGCGCTGCGATTCTGGATTCTGTCTCTTTTGATACGGTAATTACTTTTTTTGCTTTATCAGTAACTACAGTTTTCATTTCTCCATCACCTCCAAGTACATTCGAAGTCTTCTTTCCGTCTAAATAAGACACATCAACCATCAGTTTACCATCTTTAGAATAAGTATAATTGTCAATTGTCGCATCAGTTATAGTTGCGCCTTTAGTGTTTATTGCTGGTATTTTCACTTTACCGGTAACCGGTACGCTCTTAGAGTTGGCTCCGATTCTATCAATATTATTTTTACCCCATGTATTTATAGACGGATCAACCGCTTCTCCTGTGAAAGCTTTGTCTTTTACTTTATCCGCCGAATCTCGTGCGTCCTTCGATTTATCAAAATTTAATCTCTCCCTAGAAATAGATGCATTGTGATCGACATCTTTTTTAGAAGATTGATCTTTACTCATTACTATTCTTTCTGTTATATCTTTTTCAATTGCTCTTATAGCATCTTCTGGAGGTTTAGTATAATCATATCCTAATTCTCTTAACCTAGATTTTGCAAATGGGGTTACCTCTCCGTCGCTTCCATAAATAAGCGAGTTTGCCATTACTTGAGCATTTTTGATAGGAACTCCCTTGGTGGTGGTGGTGGTATATCCGTTTACATCTTGGTTTTCCACTGTACCCATTCCTTTGGCCGCATCCGAAACTACTTTATCGTAATTCAATTTTGGCTGAAAATCCCAAACACCTAATCCCTGTTGAAGATTATCCCAGGGCATTAGATCAATCTTTCCATCGTCATCATTGTCTCTAAAGCCAACTAATGGAAACCCATTTTCATCTAGTCCTCCCAGATAAGATTCAAAACCACTCAATACTTTTTTCTCAAAATCAGGATTCTGAAAAAAGCTACCACCATCGATTCCCTTTTTATAATCGTCAATTAATTTTGTAAAATTTCCTGTTGCAGTTTGTAAGTTTGATGATAAATTATCAAGGTTAGAGTTTTCGATTTCTAGCTTTACACGTTCAGAATCTGAAATATCACCGTTACGAAGAGCATTATAGATCTCTCCTTTACGATTAACAGCTTGCATGATAATTTTTCCTTGGAACTCGTTTAATGAACCTGATCCAGTGTCCGTGTTTTTAGGCATATTACTTAAAAGTCGTTCACGCAATTTTTCATCACGAGCAAGTAATTTGTCTTTACGATGTTGTTCTATCTGCTCTTGTTGCCGCTTTTCTTGTCTTACATTATAATTTGCCTGTTCCTGCTGATTTACCCAGTCCGATATCGATGGCTGATTTGAACGTTCTGTCCCGTAAACATTATTAGAATTTGCCATAACTAAAGATTATAGTTGTTTCCGTACATTTGCTTTTCTGCAAATAAATCGTTCACTCTTGGAATTTGAAAAATGGTATTAGAAAAAGGATTATAATTATTAGGAACTGACTGGTGAGTATTTAAAGTTAAAGAGTTTGATAGACTATTTTCTTGTGGATTAGAAAAACTCGAATCTGTCGCCCCAATAGTTCTTCCCATAGATGCTAAAGCACTCATTCCTCCAAAAACTCCATTTTGAGTCATGGCATCTCCTGCCTGAAATTGCGAAGAAAGAGCATTGATATTTTGGTTGTCACGATTTTCTTTTGTTCCGCGAATCCTAATATCATCTTCCGCGATTGCGTAATCCCGTTTAATTACTTGATCGTCGAGATCTTTTTGAATTTGTCGATTAACAGAGTTTGTTTCGGCTTGTATTCTTGGCAAAGTAGCCGAAATACCTCGTGAGCCAGTACCTTGAATTACATCTATAACATTAGCAGTACTTCGTTGAGATTCTTCACGAAGAAGATCCGTTCCGACAGTACTGATCTGAATATTCTCAAAAGCGTTTGTTAAGGTTTCTCGCTCGTAGTTATTAAGTTCGTCCTTAGCCTTTTTCTTTTTCTGTTCTCCTTCGTAGATTGAGTAACCTGCTGCCGCTACGCCGATGGCCGCACTCGTGATCGCTGCACACATAAAACTGATATTAATATTTATTCAAAGATAAACAAATTACATATCCTTTTACATATCCGATATATTTTTTAATTTATAAAGAAATTATCATTTCAACTGTATTTGAGGAACCTACAGAAAATCCTTCCGCTTTAAAGTGCTTTATGAGGTTAGGGTTTTTTAGACTTGTATATATAGCTTTATAGCCCTTGTTTTTAATAACTACACCCAATTCTCTAATAAGAATTTTAATAGCTTCTTGACGGTTCTTGTCCTTGTATTCTGGGTTCGAAACAATAAATTCAATCCAAGCAATTTTTGAGTTAGTGAAATAAATAAAACCTGCACAAATATCGATTCCCTCTTTATGAATAATTAAGCCACAAGTTCCGTTTTCAGGTAGAAATTCTCTAGCCGGTGCAGGAAATCTAAAGTATCTCCACCATTCAATTAAATTGTCGTAATCAGTTTCTTGCAATCTTCTAGCCTTAAACATATGATTTTATGATATTAGAATTTATTGCAAACAATTCAACTTGCTTACCTTCATTATTCGTTAATTCAACTTCTGCAAAATAGCCACGGATTTCTCCTCCGTCTATTCTTGAACTCTTCTTTGCTAATGCTATCTTCCCAATACTAGAAGATGATACACTACTATCAAGAGTTATTGAAGTATTATCTTTGTTTCTAATAATACCTATAAATTCTGGTGTTTCCCCATTCATTAAATAAAGTTTATCTCCAATATCAACCGAATCAGAAACCAAATCGAAACCAACTTGATTGTTGTTGATCGACTTTACAACACCTATCCCTTGTACCGCCCCAGAAAAATCATCTTCATTTTCATTTCCTCTTAAATACGTAAAAAATCTACTTTCACGCTGATTAAACTCTTCTGGTTTTAAAGTAGTTTCTGTTAGGTTAGTTTTTAATGAAACCTGCCAAGGAGAATTTCCCTCAATAATGAATGTTTTGAAAATTTTATCTTCATTGGCAACATCATTAAAAATAGTGACCATTGATGAAGGAAATCGAACGCCATAAAAGGTGTTTGTAATAGGGTTTTGCTTATCGTTATGCTCCCATATCTCACCATTTTTTGCAGTAATAAATACATTTCCTACTCTAAACATCATTTCTGGGTAGTAAGTAAAAAAAGTAGCCCATCCAGTTTCCTTTTCTCTAAATGAAATTGTTTTCATAGTTATGTAGTTTGGGTTTGAATATAATTTGAATAAGCACCATACGTTGCTGTTCTAATTCTAAACTCATATATGGAGTTAGGATCTAAACCATTGAAATCTTGAATATAACTGAAGTTATTGTCATACTGGACATCCCTAAATAAAGGACTTGACCATAAGGCTGTTCCTGATTTTCTAAAGGAAAGCTCATGACCTCTGATTCCGCACTGTGACTCTGACCCATTCCATGCAACTCTTATAGTATCAGGAATCAATTCATCCCACATCGCTGTAAAAATTTGTGGAGGAGTTACTGTTCCATACTTGTCGCGATAATCCCAAATCATATATAGAATTTGATCATCTGAAATTTTATTGAAATTAAATGTTGCAGAGTGAATTAGATTAAATCCATCTAAATTGTTAGTCTCTGTAATAAGTAAAGTAGATTCATTCATTATGGCTTCAAAATCGTTTTCAGTGAATAAAACATTTGATATTAAATAACCAAGTCTATTACAGTTTTTTGAGAATTTCCCGGAGCTAGAAGTGTCTTCTAGAATTTGCATAGTAACTAGAGATCCGTTTTCTGGGAATTTACCGACTCCTTGTATTCCTGACTCGACTTCAAATAAACTTACTGGATAACTATCAATAAAATAATTCGAGTTATAAAATGAACTACTGCCCCACTTCACACGATTATTAATTACAGATCCCTGGTCATTAATGTCAGTTAAAATGATGTTTATTATTTTTAAAGTTTTACCAACAGGACATGCGTTCGAAATTTGAAAAGAAATTTTTTCTGTTTCAGGAATAACCTTTGAGTTTACTACTCCATTTACACTAGGTACTTCAACATAAATTTCAATTGCACCAAGTCCTGAAGCATTGTTTTTAACAAATTGTTGGCCCATGTAATTAGCTAAAATAGTTGCAAAACCTTCTGTAACATTATAGTTAAGTGTTGTTGTTCCTCTAAACTCATTTAATTTAAAGTCAATTTCTGTAACAGTGTCTACTTGATAGTATTGACCAAGGACATTACACCCAAATTCTGGTACTTCAACTTCATTATCTCCTATTGTGATTTGATAAAATTGATTATAAGGATCAAATCCACCGATAATTCTAGAGTTTGCATTTTCGGTTAGCTCTTTTCTAAAGAATCCCTCCATACCATATACGATTGGAGATATTCCGTTATTAGATAATCTCCAAACTAGACCACGTTTAGCGTCCACTCCGTAAACTCTATTTCCGTGTGTTGCGAATGATTCCGGATGACTTAGTCCATATTCTCCTGCATATGGTATGTACTCTCCCAGAACGTATGGTACTTTGGCAACATTCGTCGATCCATCAGCATTATACATCGCATCTTTACCGAAAAGTACTTGTCCAATTTTATCTAACTGACAAACCAATAAGTTTCCTTCTCGCCCGAGTAAATGAGAAATACTTCCGTTATTTTTATCTAATTCTTTCCAATTTAATTTAACTGGATTAAAACTATTTAGCCCGTTTATACCAGCGCTCTCAACATAGGAATCTGAATAAGTGACATCCGAATAACGAGTAACTTCTCCATATTCTTCTGTTGATGTAGTAGTAGGTTGTAAATCAATATTAAGATAGTTCTTGTTGAACATGTCCTTGATTTTATAACTCTCAACTCCGTTACCGAAATTGAAACAGTTATAAAAACTGTCTAGTGAAATTTCTGCAGCATTTCCATTAGTCTGATTTAATATGTTTCCTTGATGTTGACCGTTTACAATTTTAAACACCTCTTCAGTTTGGTAGAAAATTCCTGTATCAGCAGTACGTTTGGGTTCAGTTTCAAATACATATAGCCCAGAATCGGCTGTTCTTACAATTAGTTTAAAATCTACGTGAGCTGTCCTTCCTCCGCTCAACCCAGATTTGGTACCTTTTACAGTTAAATACTCTTTACCGTTTTTATTCTCCCAATATATTCTTCCTGCATAATTATCATGTTCTTGATTTTCAGCAACGACATTTCCATACAGAATCGATTGATTCAAAACATTTTGATTTACCCAATCTTTTAAAGAATTATAATGAACTTGAGTAGTGTAGTTTTTCTCTAATGTATTATACCTCCAACCTCTATCAGGACGATGATTTGAGTCTATAAAAAGATAAACTGATGACCCAACAGGTATTTCAAAATCTCCTTCAATATTTAGATCCGTGAGTGCGTACGGGTAATTACCTGAGCCTTTTTGTGAACCATTTCCAGAATAAGAGTAATTTCTAAAATTTAGCTTACCCATTATAAAACCATCTGGTTTAATCTTCATGTATAACCCCGCTTGCTCTATTAAATCGGTACCAGACGAATCTTTATTACCTGTTATAAAATCTTTAGGTTGAGATTTTACTTCAAGAACTGGTGTTTTAATTATATTTTGAATTGGTTTACCGCCAATAGATTTTAAAATTATCACATCACCTTCCTTAACTTTGTCTTTATTACTTCCTTCTAACTTACACCAAGTATATAATTCTTCATCATAAAAAATATTGATAAATATATTTTCATAACTCAAAGGCGATGACTTGACAGCAAACTTAAAACTAGTAGCCCATTTAGGAGGTTTATTGTTAATTCGTATTCTTAATTTTGATTGTTTTTCAAGATCAGTTTGAGCGACAAATGCTGTATTATTTAAAGACGTCAAAGCTGTAGTGCCCCTTTTAAAATCATCCTGATACAATATTGCAACTTCATAATCTCGATTTGTTTTTAATGAATTAGAGTCATTGATTAATCTATTAGAAAAGCTGGAGGGATCGGTTATATTAAAGTTAAAAGCTAAATTATTACTTGCATTACTTGGGTCTTGAATTCTCCCCCATGTAAGACCAAAAAGCACATTACCATTACTTTCAGCTATTGTATAAAGTTTAGGATATTCAATTACGGCCCAACTGGGATAACTTTCAAAAATTAAATTATCTTTAATCTTCTGATTTATGATCTCTATAAATCCCTCAAAGTCCGGCTGACTATATACCCCATGTGCAGTTGAAAAATTAGATGACACCACAAAATCAGTACTATCCGAAAACGCCACATTATTAGTGATTTTACTCCTGAATTCTAGAAAAAACGTAAGAACAGAGCCTTCAATAAAGGTCTGACCCTGTGACGCAAATAAGAAAAAACCACCTATGCTGTTATCAAAACCATATTTTAAATAATTGATCACATCTAAGGGTTTCTTTGAGATCGATACTTCGTAATCAACATTTATCTTTTTATTTGATGAGTCCATCAAGTCATATCCCTCAGTATAATTACCAACAATAAGCCGATTACCTATTGTAGTAAGAGCTTTGGCTCGTCTCGGTACATTGTCAAATTGTTTAAAAAATTCATTTTCAGGTAAAACCTTGTATAGCTTATTATTTGAGTAATTAAATGATTTTTCAATATTATCTCCCCAGGAATTTTTCTTTTTATTAAAGCTTTCAATAATGTATTCGGTATTTGAATTACTTTCTTTAGCAATAACTTGAATTTCCAAAACTCTTTTATCTCCGGTGTTAATAATCACAGAAATGGCGTTGAATTGATTGACCATCGAAACATTGTCTAAAGTTTCATAATCAATCTTGTATCCTTTGGGATAAAACTTATAATTAGTGACTGGGCTCAAAGCCGAATAATCACCATCAAGATATTTGTATCTGTATGCAAACGAAATGAACTTTTCTTCAATATTATTACCTAATCCTAGTGAATAGGTATACTTAGTCTTTGGCGCAAAAAGTGGCGGCTTCTTTATTAAATAGATGTCCTCTTTCTCAAATCCATTTGCTCCATATTCTTTTGCTCGCTCAATATTGATACAGCATATTTCCATATTGTTATCTGTCCAAACAAGCATATCCTTTTTAGTATCCTCAGAAATAATTTTGCATATACCTGTGATCTTTCCTTTCTTTTGTAAATTCAAGATTCTAGTTGAAGCTGGACGGGTATCTTCCAATAAAATACTTACTGACTTGGTATCTAAAGAATATTCAATCAAATAAGCACCCCGATTTGACCTCACAAACCAATAAACTTTCCGCTTGGTTTCGTCAGATAATCCGCCTAATGTTTCTGCGCCAGAACCTAAATTAAGATTTGTAAGTCTTTTGTTCGAAAGCGTTTTTTCTATAGCTCCAACATCTGACCCTTCAGAAGTATTTACAATCACATTTTCAGCATGACGAAAATAGCCATTAGGAAGTAATCGCTCATCAATATCTTGGTTCATTATTCCTTTTTCGAATGTTCTTCTGATATCTGGCATATTATAAGTGTTTAGCTATTTGTAGTAAGTCGAAATTTGCACGAGCCATTTTTGCTTTATGCAGCGAAGATTTATATATGTTTGAAGCTCTTAATTTCTCATTGGCCGGCACGTTTCTATTTCTTTCAATGCAAGCGTGGTAAATAAAATCCTCGATTGATTTTTGTAGGTATTTATGCACAGTGATTTCTTCTTCTCGTAATCCAGCTTGCAATCCATCAGAAACATATTCGATTACAACTTCCTTGTCCATCAGATCAGAACTGAAAAGAAATTTACCGGCCCTTTCATCAACTTTAAAGTGACCATATTTAGATAGCTTAGCTGTGTCTACAGAGCTCCCAGAGCATCCACTAGGGATTGAATACTTTTTATAAGGCTTTGCGTAGCCATTTAAAGAATCAGCCGTTAAAATCCCTCCTTTCTCATCAAATAGAATTTCTCCTTTATGGTCCTGAAGATATCCAACAGCAGTAGATATACTCTCATTGATATCTAAAGGCTGCAAATAGAAACCTCCATTTGAAGTATTGAACACAACTACCGATACGCGAACATAATTCACGTAGTCCTGTGGAACTATTACAACGAGATTATCTGGAACAGTAATCTCAAATGCGAGAACATCATTAGCAGCGCTTTTATTGACTTCTTTAATCGCTTGTAATGCATAATGAAATAGTCGAAACCTCTTTATATTTCTTAAATAACTATCATCATCCATTGCTCCTAAAAGCATGTTATCGATAATATCTTTTAAAGAAATGTATTGGTAATTTCCGTGTTGACTTTCGTCATTATAATATTGATGTGGTGTTGTCATTAGTTCGCGTTTTCTTGATTGAATTCAATATTCTCTTTGGTCATGGTGATTTGCTGTAAGTCTTGTTCTTTGAGATTAATACCTAATAGCTGAAGCGTTTTTAAAACCACATTACTAAATTCACTTTTGTGCAAATCGATATCCTGAAAATCTAGCGCACTCGGATTGTATATTTCAGTCCCATTAGCAACGAAATAAGTCCATTTAGGGATTTTTGGGTTTCTTAGATAACTAATAGTAACCTTATCGATTATCGTTGAAGGAGCTATCTTTATTTGATCAGCATATTTATTATAAACGGGATATTGATTTGTAGCGATTTTCTTAACTAAGTTGAATTCACTATTTGATTTTGTATTTTCAACCTCAACCTCATTGCAAAAAACAGCATCAATAAACCTTAAATCACTTGGCCACACAAAATACCCATCCTTATAAATCATGGGCTTATTTTCAACTAAAAAGTGATTAAGCTTTTCTCTAATTCTGTCAGGTATATTTTCAATATCTCGTCCAATTAATCCCTTATTCTGCCGATTAAGCATTCGGTTTAAATCAGGAAGGTACTCTTCATATATCTCATTAATCACTTTGTTAATGAAAAGTCTTATCTCAGATGGCTTACTGTTTCCTCTAATATCTGAATTTGCTAAAGCAAGAACCGTTTTATAAACTAAATCAATTGAAATCATATCGTTATGTTTAGATACAAAGATAAACAAATATATATCCGATATATTTTAAGATATATTGAATTTACAAAAAACGCCTGACTTAAAAATAAATCAGGCGAAATTCAATAGAGAAAAAAAGCAGGGTATTATTGTTCGTTTATCTTGTCAAGAAGCCACGTTAAATCATTTTTTTTATTTACTGGAGCAGCAACTCCTTTTTTCTCAAGATAAAGAGCTTGTGCTTGATCGAGAGATAAAGCCATTGGCGTTGTTACAGATTCTGTTATTGTGCCAGTACTAGCGAGAGCAGCATTGTTTTTTAATAACTGTCGCAATTCCTCAATTTCCCGATCTTTATTCGCGAGTTCTTGATCTTTAGCATTGATAGTTGCGTCTTTCTGAGAAAGAATTGCAGACGAATCATTTTTAATTAAACCGATACTTTGTTTTGTTTTTGCATCAATGCGAGTACTGATTTCTTGTAAAGTGTTTCTTGCATTATCAGAATCCGATGCAAGCAAGTTTCCAAGCTTCTCATTACCATTTTCGCCTACAGCAACATTTATAATCGCTTGTTCATTATCTGTCCATATGACTGCCGTATGTCCGATGTTGTTTTTCACGACACCAACGATATATGCCATCGATGCGATGTATTGCGATTGGTAATCAGCTTTTACAATTTTAGAAATAATCTTGTCTGGATCGTTAAAAGCTAAGGCCTTTAATTTTGATTTAGCGTGAACTTCTGTCCAATTATAAGCATCATATCCAAAAATAAGCATTGCGATTGCTCGAAGTTCGTTGATGTCCTCCTTATTGATCAAAGCAAGTGCTTTCTCTTTGTTTTCAAAACTAGCCAATGCTTTTTCTGATTCCAATTCTTCAGAGAAAATAGAAAACTTCTTATCGTAATCTGGATGACTTGTAAGCCATTTAATTAAAGCTACATTACTGTTCTTAACGACTAGTTCTGTACGATTTGTACCGTTGTTAAATTCAAAAGGGGGAACTAATGACTTTTGGGCATCTTTATTCTTTTTAAGAATATCTTCTTCATATATATCTGTTTGCCCTGGATAATATCCAATAAATTTTAATCCCTCACCAGGTTTTTCAATCATCAAATCATATTGTTTCGGTGACCAGCTTTGAGGTTTAATATCTAGTATCAAAACAAATGTTGTAGTTGTTTTTGTCTGTGTCATAATTTATTTTATAATATATCCTGAAGCCATAAATACAACTTCAGGATAAAGATTAATTAATATCCAATAAAGTAATTATTAAGAGCAATAGCTCTATTTGTTCCTTCCGTAATAAGTTCCACAGAAGAGGTATCATCCTTAGATTGTTGACCTAAAACCCCCCAAAACTTTGTCTGCTTGTTACGATTTACTAGATCGTTCTGTCTATATAAAATATCCAAATATGGCCTTGTAATTGCATTTCCATTCTCTGTTATATGAGTCACGCCAGAAGGGATTCCTAAATATTTCAATTCAGACGATTTAAATTTAGCTGCTCCTAGTAAAGTAGGGTCATCTAGTACGGACCATGAAGTAAAATGGAATTGTACCCCATCAATTTTGACAGACACAAAATCTAAATTTAAGGCCATGTCCTTATCATTATTAAACGCACCGTAATTTGAGCCATTTAAAAAGGAAGAATTTACACCAGACATCATCTCTCTAAAAAGAGCCATTTGATCGTGATCAACATAATAAGTAAACTCACGACAAGTTCCTTGTTGTTTGGCTCGTTTCGCTAGATTAGATAAATCCTTGGTCGATCTGATATAATCTTCAGCAATATTACCATGCATTTTAACTTGTTGAGCTAATCCGAACATCCCTTGATCAAAGTTAGCCTTAGCAGAATCTGAATTATCATGGGCTCTCTCATGTAATACCAATGTTAATTCCCATTGATTATCAAAAGAAGTATAAAAACGCTCCATTTCAAAATTCACCCATTTAGGACCAGCAGGAGTTTCGATCCAAGTAGAATTCGCTAAATCCGAGTCAGATACTTTAAAAAAATCTTTATGAACATGCGTATAGTTCATTCTCATTTTAGGATCCCACTTTTTACCAACTTCAAATGGAGTATCCCCTTTTCTAAATCTAGAAGAGAAATCAGCCATTACATCAACATTACCTTCTGTAAAAGGCTCAAGTCCATCATTCAAAGCAATAAATTTCTTATCAGAAATAACACTACTTACAATTGCCTGGAACACTTTATCCCCATCAGTAATACGAATTACATCTCTCGGTCTTAACTTGTGATCCGCTGTCGAAGTAAATTCATTTCCAACAACTACAACATCTTTCAAAAGATTATGTAATCTATTAGTTACTGCATACTGAATGTAATCATTTTGATAAGGCTCGCTTTTACCTTTTGAGACAGCTTTAATAAGTCCTAAAATTGAACCTTTACCATTTTCGTAAACTAATTCTTTCATCAATCCCGGTTGAAACTGAGACGAATAATTTAATAAACTAGTAAAATTCTCAGGAGTTCTTCTGAGCTCATTGTTTGTATCTGTAATTACAGATAAACCATTTAAATTGTTTTCGTTTAATTGAAAAGCCATAATTATTTTTGTTTAAGGTCAGATAATGACATCAACGTAACTCCGTATTTACTAGGAGTAGTTAGTCCCTCTTGATTTGTAAAATTCACATTTCCCCTTACTTTTAATGTCTCTTCAATCGCTTCCGCCCTTGCTTTTTGGATGATTGAAGAAATGGCTTTTTCTCTATTTTCTGGCCTTAACCAAAACACATCCTCACCGAATGATTTGTGGTTAAACCCTTTTTCGGTATGGTAATTCTCTTGAATGAACTTATCTATATCCGACACAATCGATATGGCACTGCCCCTATCTTCATCAGAATATTCATAAGCGAAATTCAATTCTTTTTCCACTCCATTATCATCAATCACAGTTTTAAAACTAGCTGCCGTAACACTGTTCACCGCATCCGTTGCGTTTTTAATATGCGTTTGATGGTTAGAAACCATTACCTCGTAATCTGATTTTTTGATAACAGCTCCATTATGGAGCTTTACAAATTCATCTTGATTGGTTGGTGTGGTTGGTTCTACTTTTTTAACTGGTTGCTTAAATTTCTCTTGTTCAGAAATTCGAGCATCCTTTATTGTTTTTCCATATCCAGCTAATTTGATTGAATCCGAAGAACTTAAGTCTTCTAATGATTCTATACCAAGTTGATTTTCTAAATACTCATCTATTTGTTCATCTGTAAATTGCGATCCGGTCTCTTGACGAACTCTTTCGCGAGCAAATTCAATTGGAGAAATGGCGTTTAAATCTTGGTTTAAAGTTTTGAATTCTTCTCTACCTCTACCGGTTTCTTGTTTGAATTTGAAATACGCCTTATCTTCGTCATCTGCCAATTCTTCCCATGGATTTACTTCTCTTGTTTCGATAACTGGCTCGGGAGTTTTCAATAACTCATCTAAAGAAGTAACGTCTCTGCCTTTATCTTTTAAAAACGATAGAACAGCTTCTTCAGTTAATGGTGAGACTTCTGTAGTAGTATTATTCCCTGCTCCTTCGTTACCTAAATTTGGTAAGTCTGGATTTTCATTGTTTTCTTCAGTACTAGCTTCTTGTGACATAATCAATACAATAGATTAAACTTATAGTTAAGACAAAGATAATAGATTTTACATATCAATTGATATATCTGATATATATTTTAAATAAAAAATTATTGACCCAAAAATTCATCAAAATCAAAGTTGTCTTTGAAATCAATAGCTGGTTTTTTATTATGTCTTTGATCAATCATTTCTGATTGTTGTGTTGCTTGCAATTTGGTTCGATCGTCCTTTCGGTTTTCTTTAAAGCCTTCTAGGTTCTCCTTCCCTAAAGAGGTTAACTGAGTTAAATATACTTCTTGCTGAAACTCTTTATCTTTTGTAGGCGCCATTATTTCCTGAAGACCTTGTTGTTCCGTTAATTTAATTTTAGAAAGCCCACTTTGAAATTGTAAATCAATCTGTTTTTTGAACTGATAGGCATTTGTTTTAGCTTCTTCAGCAGCTTGAGCAGATAGCGCATCATTTTTGGATTTATCTCTAGCTGCTGCCATTTGTTCTTCCATTCGTTGAGTGCGTTCTTTCCTACGGTGGTAATAAAGGTATTTCCGAGCCAATTTTGGATTGGTTTTAAAGATATTTGTGGCTTCTGATTTGATTTCTGGGCTTACGAAGCCTTCCTGTAATGCGATACCTAAATCTTCTTTAAACTCTTGTATTTCAAGAGAAGTAGGCATCATATTGAATGTAAATCCGAATTCATGTAAATGGCGATTTTTCAAAATAGAAAGATGGTCCATCATGTGTTTACCAATCACATTATTGTAAATTTCACGGATTTTACTTGCTTCAGAATAATTATAAATAGCTTGGATACGCGTAGAAATAAGTTCACATACTTTTAGGTTAAAAAGCACATTCATTCTAACAATATTCTTTGTTACAGTATTACTGGCCATCTGAGCCAATTGGTTCACACCTACTAAAGCATCTGAAGGCATTGATCCATCACGTGCGGGATTAATGCCTGTGTTTTCTCTAATTAAATTGTAGTCGTGTGCCCAGGAGTTAAGTAGAATTGATATTGCAGAACCTTGTTGCGCAGCCATTGGTCGGATCGCGTGTGAATCTTTAAGTCCACTGTCGCCCATGTCAATACGCTTTCTAAAAACTACCCCTTTGGCGCCCATAATATCTAAAGCCGTTTGCCAAATAGCCCTTTTAGTTCCGCCTTTACCATCATCCAGTTCAGCCAACATATCCAAATCAATCTCTTTTAAGTCGGGAGTCAATTCAGAAATTAAATGTTGAATTTTCAGAGCTGTCAATTGCATTCTATCCGCAATTACTTCAATGTTATCTGTAAAAGATCTAAGTTTATTTTCGTAAATATCATAAGCATATGCTACAAATGGTGACATTGCTTTATTCATTACATCATCATACAAATTTTCGCATTCTTTCCATCCAAATATATATTCTGAACCAATTATGTAATTACCCTCAATCCAAGTATCGAACGTATTAGACAATTCGCTAACATCGTCTTGTTCCGGGGCAATAAAAGTATCAGGACGTTTACTTAATTTTATTGGTTGTCCATTGCGTAATTTCTTTTTGTATTTAATTGTTTTGACCGTTTTATAAGCAAACCTTAAAACATCAACTTTTGAACCCAAAGCTTGGTCGGTTAAGCTAATACTGTCATTACTATCTTTATAAGCTTGATTGTATAGACCAGCAATTTTTGATAGCGTTAAGTCATCAAATCCGCTTTCTCTTTTTAAGTCCGAAATAGTAATAGAATCTACAACACCTTCATAAAACTTATCATCAAAATCGTTTCTCTTTACTTCCGAGTGTATATAATTTTCTGGATCGACATAATCAACTTTTACACCGTCGTTTTTATCAGTCCAAACTCGTGCAACTATTAAACCAACATCAACAGAATCTTTATTTTTTTGATCCTCGATAAAGCTCCAGTTATTGGAGTGCTTGATCCAATTGATCAAAATCTCTTCAGCAATTTCTATTTTAGGACGGTCTTTAATATCCATCAACATCTCCATTTCTTCCTCATTGTCCGGCACAAATGATTTAGGCATTAAATCGATTCCTAAGTCTTTTTGTACGGATTCCAGAAGCTTACGGGATGCCATATATTTTCTATACTCATTCTGCTTACTTTCCTTCATATTAATGGATATTTTATCCATTGCTCGAATATCCAGAATATAATTTTCATCCGAAATACCATTGGAAACTATACGACAGAATTTCTCTCCAAGGTTGATATAACGGAAATCCAAATTCAAATAACTTAAATCATTATCCGACTTCGCAATCTGGCTTTTAAACTTTGTCAAATCAACTTCTCCTCGGACGAATTTTCGCTTCGTTTTTACATATTCTCGTCTTGTCATAAATTGACAACCTTGAGCAATGCGAGCACCGCTAAACCATTCAGTTGATATTAACTTGGCTACATTTAAACCGTATTCGTCAGTCAATTTGACTTCAAAAGGTGCTAGTGGGTCTATTTCTTTATAAATCTTACTCATAATTATATTGCTTTGGAAATTGCTCCTGAGTTATCGTATCTTTTAAATGGTATAGTGATTGGCTTCGCTTCTTCAACTTCTATTTTGATTCTCCTTTGATTACCTAATAAGGCCAAGGAAGAACTGATATAAGCATCGTATTTGGTTCGTTTTGTTGGGTCGACATCTTTCCATTGGATTAATGTTCTGGTAAAAGGCATATATCCCATTTCTCCAATTGCTCTTCTTGACTCGTCCCTTGCGACACCAATATGGTCTTGGATATATGCTTCTACTGCATAAAATTGATATTCCCCAATCTTAGCGTCTTGTGGAGGAACTCCCCCATATTCTTGTTCTGTATCGCTTAAATCTTTCCAAAGCTTGAAAGGGTTGTTTAAAACAAAATGACGATATCCGCGGTCTTTTACATATTGCAAAAACTTTTCATTTGAAAGCTCCGGCAAGAATGGCATTGAAAAATAAACGGCTGCCATTATCACGTCTTCAAAAAATAGTTCTACTTTTTTAGGCCGATCGATGTATTCCAAAATGAAAGCATCGTTAGGAAACGGCCCAATATGAAAGCGAGTAGCTAAATGAATTGAACCCATCGAACCTCGATTGTCAACCGTTTTGCTTCGATTGTAAGGATCGACACCAAGACATCCCATATTCCCATTAACCGGAGCCCAAGCTAATACGCCGTGAATCCTTTTCTTTTCACGCTTGTTCCGATATTCTGCCGGTGGATGATAATCTTTCGCTATCCAAAATCGCCCATTAACGGGGTCAGGCATCCATAAAACCTCAGTATCTTGTATACCATCTTTCCAATAGAAATTACCTCGTTCTACTTCGTTATTACCTCTTTCGTTATTTTCAAGTTCCTCATCATTGTGCTCAATTTGTTCCGATAAATGAACAATATTAAAAGCACAATCGTTAGCTTCATCGCGAAAAGCATCGCGTTCTGTTTCAGGAAACTGACGTAAAAATTCATATTGTTTCTCAGGATCTTCTTTTAAAGCTTCAAGCTCGTTTTTTAAGAACGTTCCAGAACCGATTGAGACAAGTTTACCTAAATCGTTTATTATTGGCGTTTCGGGATCTGCGACAATACTAAATCCATATTCATCGAAAAACCCTTCCAAACAATATTTAGCAGCAATAAATATTCTATATAACCCTGATTTAGTTTGACCGTTTTTATTTCGTTTTGAAACATCGCTATCATCCCAAATTTTCTTAAACTCAGCCCCCCCTTTTTTCATAGGGTTAACCGTAGATACAACCATTGATTTACCTACAATATTACTACCAATACGATGTGAGGTTTTAACGATGTACCAATATGTAGAGAATGGAACATCCGGAGGGTATTTACCGCTTTCATCAAGTAGAGAACGAAATATTTTCTCTCCATCCATAGCATTCATTTCTGTATTATGCCATGAAATATTTGTGTCTAGTCCCTGTCCTTCTGAAACGGCTTCTCCTTGTTTACGCTTTTTGGTTTGTTCGGTAAATACTAATTCTGTTTTTGGTGTTGTGGTACCATCTGTTTCGGGTTTAAAAAACGGAGGATATCTTTTAAAAGCACGTACTAAACGATTGAATATTTTCTTAGCATCCGCACCTTTCTTGGAAATCATACCAAGTATCTTATTCTCGTGGATAGATCCACTTTCCAAAATTTCGTTATTACCTAAGGCAGATGCTCCAAAACGTCTATTTTTCACGTAGTCCATTCCGTAGCTACGTTCATCAGCTTTACAAGCTTCCCAGAAAATCATCAATTCATTTTGGATAACCCTAAGACTTGGATACTCTGCTTCTTCACGATACCACTGTATAAAGTGCCAATATGTACCTGTTAAATAAACCGCTTTACCATTTAGAAATATCCAACAACCTTCATCACGCATTTTAAATTGGCGTTCTACGTACTTGGAATATTTTACATTATCCCAATTGCTGTCGTTTAATCCTTCAGGAATTAATTCTCGTTCCCATTTTTGATTTTTTGCAGTCTTGTCATGATTGATAATCTCCTTTTTATCCGGCTGTTGTGGTAAGCCTATATTGATTCCAGAAATACAATATACTTCACCGAGTGTCCCATCTTTAGAGATAATCACAGTATCTAAAACCTCATTATAGCCGTAATCCCAAGACTTATTTTTATTCTTGAGTAAACGAACTTTTTCGTCAATTACTGAAACCTTATCTCCTAGATAATAAATCATTTATTTTTTTCTAAATTTCTTTGTCGGATCCTGATTTGTATTTGCTTGTAATTCCTCAACAATTTCTTTATCCCAAAAAGTAGGGTCATACAATTCACGTTGCAATTCATTGATTTTAATCAGGATACTATTTGCTGTATTTAAAGCTGTATCTCTAACACCAATAAAAGCGTAAAGCTGTTGCTCTGCTGTAGAAATAGTTTCATCTGTGTCTTTATCTAAAATATTAGAAAACACGGGTAGAGGCGCTCCTGCTGCTTTAAAAATATCATCAACTAGCTTTTGATACTTTTTAATTAAATCAGGAATCGTAGCTTTTCTAATCTCTTGTAATTGATTATTTGTTTCCATCTTCTTCATATTTTGCTAGAACATCACAGTTTCTAATCCATAAATATTCATCTCCATCGATCCAAAAAGAAACCACCCATTTTCTCTCTATAAAAACCTTGTCACCTTTCTTAACTCCGGAATCTTGTAAGTCTTGATTTACACTAAACACCTTTGCAAGACCATTGATGTTTTTTGGTTCTCTCTTGATCTCAGTAATTATTAATCCTGATTTCTCTTCTTTAGCATCTTCCATCACGAGCTCAACAGCCAAATTTTCTCCGAAACCAATCCATTCTGAAACATCATCTTTACGGATCATTACGATCATGCTTTTTTGTACCTTGAAATAGCCTGGGTATCCTTTTATTTCTTGGTTATCTCCTTTTCCGTGATCATATATCTGCGTGAAGTAAATAGTAGGATCAATTAAAGCTTGATATCCTATGATATTACTACCTTCATAACCTAGCGGAAGTCGTTTAATGATAACTATTGTGTTTGCTAAACGTTTTTGAAGAAATCGCTCATCACCATAAAGCTCTACCTTTCCCTTTGTTTTAAAGGTTTTGTTAAATATTTGGGGTTGAAATACGATAAAATCGTGAACTGCTCTCATACTGTTTCTATTTAAGTTCAAAGATAAACAAAAACATATCAATTAATATATCGGATATATATTTTAGATATATTTGTAAACTCAAAAGCACATAAACCCTAAAATCAATTTTCCAACTCCAGTAGCTACAACTACTGGTTTTTTAATTTAGATTAAACCTTTCAATCTACTCCAATATCTATAAATCAAATACGCTAGAGCTAGCAAAAGTAGTAGTGGCCAGAACTGAAAAATCATTTTAAAGTAATTGACCTGTACCTTTTCAACTACTTTAGTTTTATAAGATTTAAAGAACTCCCTCTGTAAATCCAGAGTTTCCGATTTTACATTAGAAAACACATATTGCTTATTCTCCTTTTTCTCTTGAGACAATTCTTCTTTTATACTACGTGGATTGTAATACTTAGTACCTTCCTTAGTAACGACAATAGAGTCAGCTTGAAAATTATGTGATAAATATGACATATTTTCAATTATGTCATTATTAGCATATATTTTTACTTCTTCTATCTTTGACAGAACTTCTTTTTCTTTGATCATGGAAACCGTGTCTTCCTTTTGAACTTTACGAGAGCCACACGAAAACAAAACCAACATTAGGATTGTAATTATTATTTTCTTCATCCTACTTGTTTTTATCATATTTGATTAGCAAATTTCCAACAATCTCAACTAAGCAATCCTCATTGCTGAAAAATGCTTTTAAATCAGTCATATTAGTAATGAAACAAAACTCAATGAGAACTGCTGTACCTGCTTTATTTAAAACACCTATTTTACCTCTAGCAGATTGAGATTCTGTCTTTACACCGCGATTAGTAATACCCATCGACTTTGAAAGTTGATCTACTAATTCTTTTGCTAAAGTTTTTGATTCCATCCCTGCTGTATTTGAAATAAAAACTTCACAACCAGTTGCAGTCGGTCCACCAGCATTCAGGTGCATATCGATAATCACATCACCTTTTATTGGTTTAATTCTAGATTGATACTGGGTATTGGTTTCGCTATTTTCATCTGTAATGTACTTATGTCCTTTTTTAGACAAATACAATATCAGTTTATTTCGAAATCTATTCATTATGTCGAATTCTGTATAGCCATTTGCTACTGCTCCAGGATCTGATAAGTGATGTCCTGCGCTTGGAAAACTCATTTCTTGTGCCATTACTCTTCTTTATTTTTGAAATGTTTTAAATCTAAATCTTTATTAAAATCATCCATTTTGCCAATTAAAGCATCCGGAGGAAATTTGCCTTTTGAAATAATTTTCACATTCATTAAGGCAGATCGTAATGGATAAATACACACTATTAATCTTCCTACCATTTTTAGGTAGGTATAAAGCATATCACCATCTTTAACTAAGTGAGCCAGTGCTTCAAATAAAATTCCGACACCCACAACTAGGCCTAATTTCATCGCAAAACCAACGATATTGAGTTGCCAATTGAAATCCTTTTTTATAAAATAATGTACAATTGATCCAAAAACATGATCAGCAGCTATAAATAATAATGCAATAAATACATAATCAATACTTTCATGTAGCCATGCATTTAAACTATTAGAAAGATTAAATGTTACTACACTTACTCCTCCCGAAATAACCAAGCTGAATCTAATCTGCATTAGATTGTCTATGATGTAGTTAAAAAGTAAGTTAATCTTGCTCATTACTCTCGATTTGTGTATTCTCCTGTTTGAGGATTAATATTTACATTCCCATATGTTTGTGATAAGTCATTGTTCAAAGCCATGCCTTCTTTTTGAACCTCAGCAGTAAAAGCTTCTAATTCTACTCGACGTTGTTTAACATTTAATTCCATTTGAAAAAGTTCTACTGCACCTTTAGAAATTTGATCTTCTTTCTTAAACTGGATTTGCAGCTTCTCCATGTGCAATTCAGATATTTTACTTACTTTTTGGTCAACAGCCGTTACTGTTCCTTTGGTTTGATCTTGCATTATTCTTCTTTTTTTTGATTTAGCTTTCATAATATATTTGTGTTAAAAAGGGTTTAGTCGAAATGATCCCGTGTATGCATCTCCAAATCTTAATTCCAAACGAATTGCTGAATTATTCTCTGAAAAATCTACTTTTAAATATCCTGATTGGATCAAACCTATAGGTATTTTTTGATGCTTTACAACTGGAGAGCCCAGAAATGTTATTCTTGAATCAGGATTGGACGACCATATTTCTAATTTATAAGGATTAGTGTTTCCTATGTCTAAAATATACTGGTTTAAGAAGTTATAACCTGCTGTATTAGCCTGCCACCCTTGTGTATTTGGGTCAGAATAGTAATTAAAATTAGATGATATATCACTCATTAGAATACTAGATATTCTACCTTTCGGAAACTGTAAAATACTATTGGTTAAAAACTGAAGTATAAATGCGTCAGTAGCTGGTAGAATAATCAAGTTCATAATACTTTCAACACTTGGCTCAAAACTTAATCCATCCTCTGAAGAAATGTATTTAAAATAGCCATAAGTCATATCTGTAAAAGAACTGTATTTTGAATCTAACATAATATCTAAATAACCTCCAACGTCTATAATATCGCCCACTTGTATATCACTATTGCTACCGTATCTAAACCTCAAATTAGCAGGGAGTACAATTTCAGTAATTAGTATTGAATGTAAATCGCTGTCAACGTTCGCCTTAAATTGTGGAAAAGTATCTGTAGTAAAGTCTAGCTTCTTGAATTGATATAAACCCAACCAGTTTGTCCAATGCGGATCATCAAATCTCGAAGTTATACTCGTGGTTACAATCGTGTTATTCCCCCAGCTAAGTGGGGTAATTGGCGGCGGTAAACTTGCTCTGAGTGTTATAGTTGCCATTATCCTACAAATATTCCTGATCCGGTATCTGATACCCTAAAATCAAAATTAATAGCCTGTCCATTCACAGCGGTACCGAAATCATCAAAGACTAGTTTTCCCATATCACAATCAATAGCACTGATTTTTTGACCAGCTACTACTGGCATTCCGTTATAAAGTAAAGCACCAACTGAAGGTAAAGTTTCAATTTCAACATCTTTCATAGCATCACCCTCAGGGTCCTGATAAGGCGGGGTTGTGTTGGTTGAAAAATCACTTGACCTTAATGTTTTCGGTACACCAATTTGAAACAAAATTGTGTTGTCACCTACAACTGATGGCGGTTGATTTATAGTTGTCGCAGAAATTACCTTAATCCAGATTTTACCAACGTCACTCGCAAACAAACTTTCTTTATTATTGACGGAGTTAAAGCAAGTATAAATTACATTTACGAAATCAAAACCAATTGCGTTACCTCTTATTTGAAGTTTATTCGCATATAAATCATCTTTTGTCACTTCTTGTGCAATCCAAATTCCAGACAAGGTATCCACCCTAACAACAACTCCATTATTCTCAATTTGAGCTACTATCGGTGTTCCTACACCACGAATGATATTATTTGGATGCATACCATATCCTACAATTTTCACAGAACCAATTGGCAACTGATCTACCTGAAGATAAGGCGGGTTGGCTATTTCTAGTAGAGCAGGTGTTAAAATTAATGTCTGACCTACTTTTACAGTAAGATAACTTTCTCCTGATTGAGAAGGAGGAAATGGAATATCCGAAGCAAGTAATGTTCCTGATGCCATAATTATTAAATTGATCTAGCGTTCATCCACGGATTAAAATAAGCAACTGTTTGACTTCTTAACATACCTACCCACATTGCATTATCAGGTAAAGTAGTACCAAATTTTAAAGTACTGTCACCGGAAGTTAAATACATTATTCTTGAATAAGTATTATAGGCATTAGCCCAGGTAGCTTTTAAAGCTGGATTATTACATACTACCCATCCTTTTAAAAGTATACTTACTACTTCTGAATTCTGTGTAGTACATATTCCTATAACAGTACCTCTACTAAGTAATGTTGTTCCAACTGTTTCCCATGTAATATTATTATAATTGAATACCATAGCTTTATTTACAAAGTTGGTAGTGTCCTCATTTGTGTATTCATTCTCCCATATCTCACCTTTTGCTTTATGAATTGATGCTTCTAAGTTCAAACCCATTTCAGCAATATTACTGCTGATATTTATAACAGTTTGCATATTACCATCAGTTGATATTTTATCAGAACCATTACCTCCATTTTCCTTAACATAACCTACATCTACTAAGGTATTGTCTTTGGTAAAATCGATGAGATGTCTATTATCCTCATCATAGTATTGTCTACCGTAATTCTTGGTACTTCCGTCTCTAAAGAACTCGTGTGAATTGCTTCTAATAGTTGGGGAATAACCATTGCCCATTATAAATATTGGAAGGTTGCTCGTGTTCACTTTCGCGATTTCCACTACTTGACTTAAAGGTCTTGAGAAATTACCAACTACGGTACAGCCGGCTTGCATGTTTACATTACCGTATCCAAATACGGCGCCATAAGGAGCTAGGTTACTTGAATAGTTCCCTACAGCAATTCCATGAGAAGCCCCAGAAATAGCTTGTAAACCAAATGCAATTGCAGAATTACCATAAGCATTTGCGCCGCTCATAAAAGCAAAAGCATTATATGCTCCCGCATTCGCTCCGGGCCCAATAGCTATAGCATTTAAAGATGAAGCAGAAGAGTTCCAATCTTTAACTCTTAATCCACCTTGAGTAGTTTTTTCGAAAATCTCCAAACCTGAAGCATTTAATACTCCATTAACTAAAGACATGTTGCTACCAAGTGCAATTGTTTCAATCGCTCCTGTTCCTGCAGAACTTCTTCCTAATATTGTCCTAGTAGGGATATCTTGTATTTTCGCAAAAGTGACAGCCTTGTTTGCAATAGTTAATACGTTTGAATTCTGAGGTGAAGTTACGTTTCCAGTTAGTGCGGCTCTTTGGAATGTTGTTCCTACTAAAATGTTTGATGCTGTACCTTGATATGTGGTATTTGTAGAACTGATTGAATTGCCTGCAATTTGAATATTTGCACCCGCAGTCAATGTTTGAGTAGAATATCCTAATGACGTTACGAATTCTCTAGATGCTATTTGTCTCCAATCTCCTGTACCATCTCCTGATTGAAACCAAAGATTATCTGAGTTATCTCTAGCTCCTAGAATTCTTGTCGATACACCTAAACTACCAAATGATATTAACCCACCAACATTTAAAAATGGACGATTGGCCGCAGCTGTACTCACTGTTGCAGAGAAGCTACCTACTGGAGAAGCCTTTAGATTACCTGAATAATTTTCAGCATAAGATGGGGTACTCCATTTAAGAGGGTGATACAGGCCAGAATGATCTCCCCATCCAAAAGCTGTTTGTCCGTTCAATATCCTTGAATCATTACCTTGTGCAAAAGTATTTACAATTGACCCGTACTGTGGTAATATTACATTTGATGGTGATACTACAATTCCGTTATTACCTGTGTACGGTCTATTATCTATATTATACCACCCAAATATACTTGGATGTACAGGTGTAATTGAACTAACACCTACTCTCATCCTTTCTACCGTTACATTAATAGGATATGAACTAGTATGAGATGTTGCTACTTTAGGTATACCATCTTCTAATATTAAATATGGATAATTAATTGTTCTAAAAACAGAACTCAACTCAACTAATGCCCAAGTAGTACTGCTACTTGGATACACACCAAACACACAACCATTTATAGTTCCTGTACCTGTTGTAAATAAAGTAACTTTATAAATATACCCATTTGGTGAAGATGTTAATACGTTACCAAGTAATTCATCTCTAAGTGCTTTTTTACTAGTAATTGAAACCGTTTCATTATAAGAATAACTTCCAGAACCTATTCCATTACTATAACCTTTATCATTATGTAATACATTTGACATTGTATCACCAGTCTTCTTAACGTAAAGATCTGTATTTATACTATTCCACTTATCAATATCTGTTTGTAATAAATTACCGCTATGATAAACTTGAAACCAATCACTCCATTTACCATTTTCTAAATTTCTATAAGAAAATCTATTACCCCTTGATCCTAATTGAAAACCATAAACATCTAAACCTCTAAATGAAACAACTGTTGAATTTGCATTTTGTGGTCTATTTGCACCGGTACTATAAAAAACGGAGTCGGTTATGTCATTCACATCTAGTGCAGAAGCTTTTGATGTTATTAAAGTGTTTCCGCCAAAAGGCATATACTTCTTAGCAATATTTTCTTCAGTAGCAATAGTCTCCCAATCATTAAATGTTGTAGCAGTTGCACCTGTTCGAATCTGGACTTTTTTAGTATTAGTTGAAGATGTCCATAATTCAAAAGATCCTAAAAAGTTACTACTACCACCTCTATTGAAAGCGAAACCTCCACCTAAAGCAGTTGGATAACCTATTGAATTTGCAACGTTTGTAAACACCGTTAATCCTGCACCTTTACTTGTATTAGCATCTTGTCTTTGTTCAGCAAATAAAGATACTAGTCGTATATTATTTCCACCACTAATGCTAATATCGCCTGTTTGTGGACCAACAATCAAAGTCTGCAATTGATTAACTATAGGCTCAGTACTAAGGGATCCATCGTCTAATGCAACAACACTGCGAATACCATCGCCCTTTAATGAACTTGCTCCAATTCTATCTGAACTACCCATAAAACCAAAGAATCCGTCATCTCCATTAATAGTTCTATCATTCAGATATCTCGTAATACCCCATCGACTCATATTACCAGTTCCTGCTGATATAGCTCCTATAGTGTATGTGACATTCCTAGTAGTTAAATTATGCCTAAGTATACTTTCAGCTCTACTGTTTATAATTGAAGAAGTTATAGAGAAACCTCCAGTATCTCTGACCTGTAAAGTGTTTCCTGCTAAAGGTCTTGTTGATACACCATTCTTATCTGCACTTAACCATCTATTAGCTAAACTATTTATGTTTGGATCATTTCCAACAGCATACGAAAGCCCATCTGCGTTACCTGCATATATGGTTCCAGCAGTTGTTTTATATCCAATTGTTGCGTTTATTGGAGTTACAAGTCTTTCAATAAATAAGGGGGTTGAATCAGTAGTAGATATTGTATCTCCTGATTTCTTTACATAAGAATTAAAAAGAGGTGAATCATCAAACACGACTTGAGCGGTGTCCAGATCTGCTCTTGCAATCTTACGGAAAGCAGGCGTACCATTCATTGATACCGGTGCCATCAGCATAGTACCTTTAATTTGACTAGCTAACGAAACCGTTAAATCAGTGTGTCCATAATCTAGGGAAGTTGTATTAAGATTGAAAATTGAAGGGAAAGCAAGCGAAATACCAGGTATATAAGCTTCCTTAGGAAGAATCGAGATATCTCCTAAGCTTCTTTTAAACAAATCCCCTTCCTTTTCAACTATAACAGAAAAACTACTTTGAGAAACCGGTAGTTTTTCAATTTTTAAATCTCCTTCTATTATGGTATTGCCCTTAATATTCATAATTAGCCTTTTGGAATAATTACTATTTTCATTTTGTTTAAACCAGGTGCTTTACCAAAATAAACTCCAATTGTGTTTACATCGATTATTGAATAATCAACTAAACATTTTTTCTCTTGTGGAAGCTCAAAAAAATCAGCTATTAAATCTTTAGTATTAAGATCATGTTTTATAAAATATTCAATAGAGCTAACACCTCCAAAGACTTGTACATATCCTTTATTAGTTGCACTGGCATCCATTACCAATTTCACCTTTTTAGGAGTCATGATTGTGGTATCATCGTTTGCATCAAGTGCCTGAATAGCTGTTGATATAGATGCTAATCCGGTTCTTGTTTCTGTAGCTGTACGAGAAGACAAACCTTCTGATGTTATTGCTTTTTTGTTATCCTGACCTAGCTGAACTTCTGCAGCAGTTGCTATCATTAGAAGTCCCAAAACTGTGGTAGTGGCTTGGTCTGTATTAGTCTGTAATAAAATGTAATCGTTGGGATTTGTATTTATTGGGTTGTTCTTAAAGGCCTGAATTAAGTCTCCCACTTGAAATGGATTTCCTTGAATTGTACCTGCAACCGATACTCTCCAATAATCACCATTTTTTGTACTGGCATTACCCGGGAATACATTATTTGCATTAGCATCCCAGCTTCCTTGCGGTCTACCTAATCCAGCATACGTTGAATCAATATAAGCTTTAACTGCGCCTGATGTTACAAGTGATTGTCCATTAGCTCCAGAAAGGTCATTAGTATTAATTATTGGAATAGCAGAACTCGAGCCAGTACCCGCAACTACACGTCCAATCACCGTCATTGTAGGGATATCGTTTATCTTAGCGAATGTTATGGCCTTGTCCGTTACCTTAACAGTTGTAACTGCAGCATCCTTGATCTTAGAAGTAGAAACTCCTTGATCTTTGATAATAAGCAGACCGTCTTTTATTTCGATGGTTGTATTATCAATATTGAGATCAATAGTCGCAATACCGTCAACAGTTTCAATTTTAATTCCACCGTCTGAATTATATATTTCTAAAATTCCTCCAATAGCCTTCCATTCGGTACCATCGTACCTCATGATGAACTTAGACAATGTATTATAATACACTTGTCCTTCTACTGGCGAAGCAGGATTTTGACTTCTTTTGTCACATACGAAATTGATTATCGCGTTCTGGTCGGCATCTAATATGTTTGTTAACCTCATTGTTTACTTATTTGATTAATATAAATCCGGTCTCCTGCTTTGAAAATCTGACTGTTACATTATTTAGATCGGGTGAATGTTCTACAGATGTAAATACCTGCTGAACTCCTACAACCACGACTACATCAACTATTACCCCTTTCCCATGTACTACAATTACTTCTTTTAGATTACTAAACTGATATGTCTTACCGCGAGCATCTTCGATTGTTGCAAATGGACCAGCTTCTGTACCGTTACCATCATTAACTAAATCAGAAGTGTTTTTAGGCATTTCAAGATTTTCTTCAATTGCATCTTGAATTACTTCGACAACTGAACTTAAAGGATAGGTCTTTGTCCTTTTTCTGTCCTGAGAATCAGTCCCAATAAGATAATCCTCAAGCGCGACTTGCTTGTCTTCGGGATATGCTTCTTGATTACTAATCTTTGCCATAATAGATAAATACTATTCTTTAAACAAAGATACTAGATATTTTATATCAATTGGTATATCTGATATATATTTGTAATAAAAAACAACCCACATAATTATGGCCAGTAAGAAAGAAACTATTCAGCGAATACAACCTAAAGCAATGGAGATCGTTAAAGAGAAAGGAATTATATTAAAGGAAGTCGTATTAAATGAAGGAAATGATTCGAGCAAAGAAGCTGCTTATACACATCAGAAGTTTATTCAGGTATTCAAGGGATATGATTTTTTAGAAAACATGGCATTTGTACGGACCCATATTATGAAGAAGTATGAAATTAAAACAATCAATCTTTTAGAGATACTACTTTTCCTATTCCCGAAGAATTTATTTACCATCTATGACTATAGAGATATTGGACATATTAGATTTACTTACAAAAGGCTTAACGTACTCGTGAAGTTAGGATATGCGGGAATTGCATGTCATGGCCGTAATCAAAACGAGCACTTGTATGTATTGACTGCAAAATCGAGAAAGATTGTAATTGAGTTTTATGGGATGTTATCTGGAGAGATTCCAGTTCCGGAAGATGTATTGAGGGAATCTAATGTAGTGAGTGATTTGAAGAAAGCAGATGTGATTAAAAAAATTAACCTTTTAATACCTTCTGAACCTAAGCGAACGCTATGGTCTAAACGAAAAAAAGCCACTGATTAGAGTGGCTTTTGTATATTATATAACTAACACAAAATTAGTTAAAGAATTATTAAAAATAAACAGCTTTTTATTTGTATATGTTAAAATAAAAGCGTACCTTGCGAACCTATTAATCCCTAAATAAAAGGGACTAAAAATATATTGTCTTAACCTAAGTTCATATACATCATGCAAAGAAAAAATCAAGTTAAAAACCTATGGATCCGGGTAGTGACCAATATTTTTAATTCTAATTTTCATAACAATGAAAGACAAAATTTCGGCTACGGCTAACGTTTTGAGAATAACATACTATGCGACCAAGCTGTGGATGTTATTCAAAGAAATACTCTAATAAGTTAACGAGATAAATATCTTTGAACAACAGTAAAAGACATTTAATTTTATACCGCTGTATAAAAAAACTTAAAAACTCAATCATTATTGTACTGGTAATACAATAGTGATTGTTTTTTTGTTCTCAAATACAGTACAAATATACAATTAAATTATTTTAATTCTAGCCTTTAATTAAAATATTTGTGTAAAAAGTTTTTCATATAGATTAAAATACGACATCAATATCCTCAGATTCCTTCAAAACCAAGTATTCAACACCTTCTTCAATCATCTGCAAACCATCGGAATACTTGAACTTTCTAACAGTATCACCTACTTTTACACTCTTCACTTTTGCTCCGATTTTCATTACTCCGAAATCATTATCTTTTTCATGATTAGTTGGTAAAATTAGTCCACTTTTAGTTTCTTGAGCAATTTTCTTGCATAATAATCTATCTCCTAGTAGTTTCATTTTTAAATATTTTGAAGAAATTCGTACAGTTTTTTGTTCCATTTGGCATCTGCAAGAGCATTATGCGCATCCGTTTCTTTAGGATAATTGTGTTGGTTTTTAAGGTAATTAATGGATTCTTGCAAATTCCCCTTCTTTCCAAAAGCATATAAACCGCGATGGAGATGTAACTGTGTCTTCATCGGGATTATACTGTAACCGGGGAACGTTAGTTACATCAACCTCTTTATTTAGCTTCAAGCAGAATATTTTCTTCGCCTTGCTAAAGTGTTTTTCTATCTTTTTTAAATCTTGTGCGTTCATCTTTTTATAATAAAAAAGGCTAATCAATACCAGCCTTAGTGTTATCGTGATTTGGTAGTTATTCTACAACTTCCCAGTTTTCAGCAAACAACTCAATCATTGTTTCTTTCCATGGAACATTCCCAAAACGACTCTCAACATATAAATATGGCGCAGTCATTTTACTGTTCTCGTCTGGAAATTGAGCCCTTACCACTACATCTTTATTCTATTGTGGTAACCTCATTCCTTTACTCTTTTTTACTGATTCTAATGCTTGACCGAAATTCATAATTATTCTGGTTTTAGTTAATATAATTTTGGTGATCTTACATCAAACTGTACTGGTACAATCTTTAAATTTAAAAGCGGTTTGTCGGATAAGTAATAAGACTTAACAAACGCATCTACAATTGATTTTTTGTTATTCGATCGTTCTAAAATCTCGTTGTATTCCGTAATCCAATCTGGAGGAATTGCCATTTTAGATTTACTGTATTTTACAATAGTTTCGACTATTTCCGTTAAGCGTTCGTCGTCTATTTCGGCTTGTGAACGAATCGGTTTAGGTTTATCTAATTCCATTTGCTTTTTTATATACTCGTGCCTTTCGTAAATAGCCTTTGGAGTCATAAAAACTGTTCCGTGTGTTTTAAATGCCATACTACTCTATTTTAAATTTGATAAATTCACTTCCTTTTTTCACGACCGTTTTTAGTATTTCTAAACGGTAAACATCCTTGTCATTGATCCCGTATCTCTTCTGTAGAATATCTAAAAAAGGTTTAACCGGATTATCGATATCGGCCCCAGAATTACTAAAACCAAATTCGATTTTAATTGAATAAGGTGGGAATGCTTCTATTTTTTTCGGCAACATAAACAGAACCGCATTTTCATAAATCTTGTAAGCATCCGTTTTAAAACGTCTTCCTTTCCAACACTCATTAACAGACAAGGGCTTAATTTGGACTGTGTACATCACTCAATTTCTTTACCCATACCATCCGAAAAGGCGCCTTCTTGATAAGCTTGAATTTTCCAATCTCGACTCTTGGTATTTGATTTTATTTTTAAATATTCCGAAACAGTCATTTTCTTTTTCATTACCACTTCAACTACTGTTTCCGGAGCCAGACCTAGCGGTATTTTACTTTGCTTTGCCATGTGATAATATTTTAAAACACCCGAACATCTGTTTTTTATAACTGTGTATGAAAATTTACTAAACCAACACAGTAACGCTAAACGATCAGATTTTCTATAGCTCAACTACTCTACAGGCTATATCAAGAGAATAGGTCAACTTCAGACCGGCAGTTCCTGTTCCGACTTATCGGGATTCGGGTGTTTTTAATTCGCGGACTCATTAGGATTCGAACCTAAGACCTAACGATTAACAGTCGTTTGCTCCACCAACTGAGCTATGAGTCCAAAAAAATCCTTTTTGGCTAGAAAAAGGATTTTTATATTTGATGTAGTATTAAATTGCCCTCAACTTATCCCTGGGGACATTAATCGGAATTCCCGATTTATTGACTGAGTTTGCAGCGAATTGACTTTTTAATGTATATAATTTCGATTTACGTTCGATGGGGACTTTTTCAATTCCCTGCCTAAACCCGAAATAAACACTTGTAGCCAAAACATCTGCATTTGCAAACAACACTACCTTAACCTCCTTTGAAACATCACTAGAAATGACGGCTTCAATTTTTGAATTTTTGGCCAGGTCGGAGGAGTTAAAACCGAATCCCGCAATACTGAACAAACAGAACAGTAAAGAAAAAAGCCAAGCTCTCGCTTTCATTATCGTAATTCAAAGAACGAATTTGTGGGAGCGACAGGAATCGAACCTGTACGAATTATAATTGATGTTAGTCAGCACTCCGAAGAGGATATTAGTTATTATTTTCATCAATTTTTTTGGATTAACCTATCTTTCCAGCTATTTACCTGACTTGTCTTACAGATAGACTCCTTGCTTAATCCATTCTCGCCCTATAAGCTAGCGTCTACTATTCCGCCACACTCCCAATAATTTTTTATGAACGTATTTCTGCAACTAGTCTATCAAAGAATTGAGAAGCCGTTTCTACAATCACCTCATCGCCATTTACGAATCTCCCGAAATTTTGAAAGAAGCAGTAATGATCAAACTCACAATCATCATCACCTTGTGGAAAATGGAATCTCAATACTTCAATAAGACTTCTAATAAGCAAACTATTATCGATTGGATTTACCTCAGATTTAAATACCTCAGAAAGGATAGAAGCCGTGTGTTTGTCCTTTTGGACCTGCAAGCGGATTGATTCTATAATCGAAATAAATAACCCCTTAGATATCATAATTTGCATATTAGCATGAATCCAAAGATAATGAAATTTATATATCCGATATGTAAATTGATATATTTATTTTCAATAAAACTATTTTGAAAGAAAGCTGCTAAACGCAAAAAACCCCAAGAGCAAATGTCTTAGGGTTTAAATATGATTTGGTAAATGTTATTTTATTATTTCGTGTCTCCCGCGTCCATTGCAAGAAAAACATATTCCTTTTTCAACATGTTTAAATTCAGGTAATATTCCCGAACCACCACACCTTGAACAATCGTAGCTATTGTAAAGAAACTCTTTACTACCTCTTGATCGATATACGGGTATCTTTTCTTCTTCATGAGTCTTTGTATGACAACTCTTACAGAGTGTCGTTAATTCCTCATCTAAATACTCCCACGGTAAACAGTCTTGATAGTATAGTTTATGATGAACTTCTAATTTTATACGCTCTCCTATAGGTCTTGCAAATTTTATTATTCTCCAAAAAAGCATCCTAAGTTCTAAACTTCTGCCACTTAGATTTAAAGCAACAATATTCTCTAACTGTAATCTTTTCTTTTCAAGATGCATTATCTTCCATTCTGCATCCGTCATCTCTAAATAATAACTTTCGAAACACTGATAATTTGCATAAACACCACATTTTTGGCAAGTCATTTTATCATTATCAATTACCTTGCTTCTCCTTCTACGCCATTCTTTAGTTAATAATAAAGTGCCATAAGGAATATGCTGCCCTTTATTATAATCCAACAACACTTGGTAATCAGTAAATCCAGAAAAGGAGTCGTTCATATTTAGAAAGTATTTATTTCAAATCTAACTAAAATATTATTCAAGTTGCATTTTTATTACAATACCGCGCTTTATTTTAGTTTCCCAAGTTTAGTTAAAAGATTCGTTATTTCTGGAATTACAGTACCTGGATACTTACTATATGCGGGATGCCAAACACAAAGACACAAAGTTTTTTTTCCGTTACTTGCAAAGTCGATATTTACAAAATTACATTCGCCATCTACCTTGACTTTACTTACACTAAAATGCTTTTCAAAGTGATGAGCAGTTCCTCCGAAAATTACTAAATCAGGTTTTAAACTATTTATTTGTCTTATTATTTCTATGCTATTACTTTCAAATGCAATCTCAATCTCATCCTCTACACTTTTGGTACAACCTGGATTTTTCTTGACATTTACAATTGCAACGCGACTAATTAATTCTCTACTATATGGAACATTCCATATAGCACTTAATGTTTTACATATATTAAAATAAGTAGGAATATCTAATCGAACATCAGTAACCCATTTTTCAACAACTTCCCTTATGTGCCAATTCCCTAATATTGATCTATCATCTCCCTCTTCGTAAGGTTCCTTCAGTACAAATAGAATTTTTTGTTTCTCTCCATCATATTTGCGTCCATCTACTGCGCCATCCGAAACAACACCCTTCTCCTTTGGAGAATCACAACAATGTTCATCTTGATTAATTATCATGTTTTATTTAATGTATAGTTATATCTAGACAATATATTAAAAATAAAACATTTTAACAATTTAATTTTAAATTATGACAATATGGTTGAGAGGGTATACTATGTTTGAGAGTTTGGTCCCACAAAAGAAAATGGAAATATAAAAGGGTATGGGGTGCCTTTATGAGTGATGTCTGAAAACATTTTACCTTTTTTGTACGCGCTCGTTTCTGCTGATTTTTAAAGGAACTAATTTTAATACTGCTTAAATCTGGCTACTCATTTTAGAATAAACCTACTCACATAAAGGAAACTGATCTTTTAAACACCGTTCTAATCTCTAAAGGATTCGAACCAATACAACTACATCGCATATAATCAATTGATTACAGTTTAAACCAACTGCATTATCCCGACCATATCCCTACGCCTACAAATTATTGCGCTTCTTCCAGTACTCTATCAAGTCGTTAAGTTCCTGAATAGCTGCACTATGTTTAGTTGGTATTCTGTTTTCCCTTAACTGTGCATCACTGTATCCTAGTGTCTTTGAAAGTTCTTTCTTGTTGATCATCTTGTTAATCATAAAAGCCAATATATTGGTTAAAACTCTGGGGAAAACAGCCAATATTTTGGCTTTTCATCTTCTGACAAAGATATACTTTTATTCAAATGGATATACACGTGTGTTCGTGTTTGTCATTTCTCAAATTTTCATTGCACTAGTAACAAAACAACTCCTAATGTATCAAACAAACAAAACCAACTCAACAGCAATACAAACTAAAATACCGCAAATACAATAGATTATAGCGACTTTACACGTGTTATACATAAACTTATATATTAAGGTGTATTTTAAAGCCTTAGAATCACTAACAATCAATTTTACTTATAGCTTTTAGAATAACGATAGAAAAATATTATATCAATAAATATATCCGATATGCTTTTGTTTAAATATTAATTGTACTTTTGTACAACAAGAAACAAACAACGGTTTACGCCGTGTGCGCTTCGCGCCTCTTTGCCTTTGCTTGTATCTTCTCTCTCTTCTTACTTAGTAAGGTCTTTAAAAGATAACGGAGCGAATCGGTTAAAATACTCGGGCAGGTTTATTTTAATCAAGGAATTTAAAAACAATACAAACCCTTTAATCTTATAATTATGTACTTTATCAATTGCACTACACTAGACGAAGCTAAAAACCTTTTCAAAAAATTGTGTTTCGAATTACACCCTGACACTAGCGGTTATTACTCAGAACCTGATTTTATTAAAATGTTTAAAGAGTTTAAGAATTTCAAACCATCAACAGGCGAAACCGAAGACTTCAACGCTGAGAAATTCTACGACATCATTAAAATGTTTGAGGGATTAGAAGACATTAATATCTCATTCGTTGGCTCCTTTATTTGGCTGACAGATTTAACTCCTGGTGCAATGTATACGCAAAAGGATTTGATCAAAGGAATCACAATTGAAAACTACAATACCCCACGATGGGCAAGATTAAAAAAGTCTTGGTACTTCTCCCCTGCTGACTATGTAAAGAAAAACGGCAAGCAAAGAGATTTAGAGGACATAAAGAGTTACTACGGAAGCAAGGACTTTCAAACGAAAGGATCGTTTAAACTAGCAATGTCGTAATTAATCCCCCGAGGTAGGGCAGGCTCTCGGGGGAACTCTTAAACCCTTTAAATATATCTTAATGAATATCTATACAAATGATTGCTTTGAAACTATTCACGGAGCAAAACAGAATCTTTTGAACTACCTCGAATTACTATTTGCTAATTCAAGCGAACAGGAAGAAAAAGAAGCACTAACGGAAAGCATCGAAACAATAAATTATCAATCCCAATCTTACGGAGAAAATCAAGTCTTAGAAATTAAAATAAGCCCTATAGATGGCGCCTACTATATCACTGGCTTATCAGATTTCCAAAACTTGCCAATAAACTAAACTATGAGAACACTTGAAGAATTACATGTATTAATAGACAAGTTGCAGTTGTTGGCTGACAAGAAGTCAAAGGAGTTAATTATTTTAGATCACGAAGATAAGTGCCCTATAACTCATTCAAGAGGGGATAAATACTACAAATGTTTGGGAGCTATTCAAAACATTATGAGAGAAAAAGGAAAATATAGTTGGGCTTGTGCTGAATTAAAGGAAAATATCAAAAAAAATAAGCATTATGTTATGTCTCAACGTGAAAAATCTAGACTTGCAGAATTAAGAGTTACATCTACTACTTACGAAAGAGCAATGAATAGAATCAGCAAAGAAGTAGCCTTAAGGTTTAACATAAAATAAAAACAAAGTCCCTAGCTTAAAATAAAATATCATGAAAAAAGCACTATTAGTTATCGCATTTGGATTTTCAACCTTTACCGCAAAATCTCAAAACATTATCGTAAATCTTGACAACAAACCAGATAAGGAAAAGTCACAAGATAAGCAAGCCGGCACAGTTATAAAAAACAAACAAGAGAGAGTTTTGTATGTTTCTAAGAATGGTAAATACTACTACTACCAAACTAGCAAAACAACTGGCAAAGAATACAAAGTGTATTTAAAGCCTGAACAAATTAAAAAGTAAACTAGATCTCACATTAAAACCATACTCGGGCAGGAGTAACTAAAACCCTTTAAATATGAAAGCATCAAACAGTTTCAAAGAAACAATAAAAAATCATTTAGAAATAGTTGCTAAAAATGACAAGCTATTTGCTGTAACCTACGCAAAAGAAAACAAAAACATAGATGATTGTATTACATACATTTTAAATAAAGTAAAATCTTCGGGTTGCAATGGTTTTGCCGATGATGAGATTTTTGGAATGGCAATTCATTACTACGATGAAGATGATATTAAAGTCGGAAAAGCTATTAATGCTAAAGTAGTTGTTAATCATTCGCAACCTAAAAAAGTTAAGAAACAAACTGAATCTGTAAAAGTTGCCAAAGTCAAACAAAGCAACCCATCATTAAACCAAATGGAACTTTTTTAATTGTAGAATATGAAGCCGAAAACTAAAATTCAAAAAGTAGTCTGCGGATTTGCGGACACTTTACCCAAACTAACCAATGATCAATTTGAATATGCTTGTTCTAAATTCTTTGAGAAAATGTGTTATAGAACAAAGAACACAGCTTTTTGTTTGGAATGTGGTAGCGACATTGATGTAAATAAAATTCACCGAAATAAAGTAGAATGTACAAAGTGTAATTCTACTTTAAAAGTAACTACAACTAAAAAAAGAAGTTACGACAGCCCATTCTTCTATTTTGCTATAGCTGATCTAATAAGTAATGATCAATACGACTTTCAGGTTGTGAGAATTTTCGAATTCCGTAAGTATCATAAAAAAGGAATAGAAGCTAATGTATATGGTAGCGAGGTTTGCCAGAACTGGTATAATGTAGATGGAAAGAGAGTTATAAATTCCTGTTTAATTACGAGTTTTGGAAATTTTCAAGGAGATATAGAAATCAGAACTGAAAGTTATTGGAAATCTTACGAAGTATCTCCTGATTTATACTGTAAAACATCGAAATTCCGACCAGAATACAAACGTTTAGGCATTGATCATAATTTAAAACATTTAACCTTAATCCCTCTAGTTAACAAAATAAGATGTTGTACTAAAACAGAAACACTGATAAAAGCAGGTTACTGTGGCGCTGTAAATAAATGCACTGATAACAACTTAAACAAATTCTGGCCAACCCTGAAGATTTGCCTTAGAAATCAATATAAAATAAAAGATTCATCGATGTATATTGATTATTTGAATCTTCTAGAGTACTTCAAAAAAGATTTACGGAACTCAAAGTTTGTCTGCCCTAAAAACTTAAAGAAGGAGCATGATCTTTTGATGAATAAAAAAAGAAAAATACTTCAGAAAGCCGAACAAGAAAGGGAAAAGGTTAGAAGTGAAGCCAGGAGAGTAAAAATTGAGAAAAACCAAATTGAATATACCCGAAACAAAGGCGTTTTCTTCGGTGTTGCTTTTTCTAAAAATGATATCGAAATCAAAGTTCTTGAATCAGTACAAGAATTTAAAGAGGAAGGGGATATCCATAATCATTGCGTTTTTACTAATGAATATTATAATAAAGAGGATTCATTGGTTCTTTCTGCTAAAGTAAAAAGCAAGCCCGTAGAAACAGTTGAAATTTCATTATCTAAAATGAAAATAATACAATCTAGAGGTTTAGGAAATGAAGCTTCCAAGCATAATAAAGAGATTGTCTCTTTAGTTAAAAAAAACCTACATATCATCAAGCAACGTTATAGTCAACTTCAAAAAACAGTTTAAAGCTATGAACTTTAAACACCTGCATAGCAGATAGGCAGATTTGCGGTGTGTTAGTAAACAACAAGTAAAACCCTTTAAAATTTATATCATGACAAATTACCTATTAGGACAGTATTTACAAGATTGTATAACAGCTCACAATTGGACTTCTTTCAGTCCAGAAAAACGTGGCAGATCGTTAGTAATCGAATTCAGCGAAATGCTAAAAGAAGACTTGGAAAAACTCGGAGACCATCAAGGAAACTATAAAGAAAAATTTATTACTAAGTTCCGTGACTGGGTTAGATCTAAAAGTAATTGCGCATCCAGCATGATAACTGGAGGATCCAATTTTAATGTTAGGCGTGCACAAAAAGCAAACGCTACAGAACAAAACAAGTACGAATCTTTCATGACCTGGAGAGCAAAGTATTTCGAAGCAGTCAACCGAGTACCTACAAAAAGCCCCGAAGAAGAAATTACTTTGGCAGATCGCAAACTTGAGGAACTAACCAACTTACAAATCGAGTACAAAGAGATTAATGTTTTAATCAAAAAATCAAAGCTCAAGGAAAGAAACGAGATTATTGAATTACTTCTAAAAGAAGGTTACTCAAAAGAAGCGATTACAGCACTTAATGAAGTCAAGAAGTATAACGGAGTAGATTATGTAATTGAGTCTTACAAAGTCCCTACATACACTCTTACAAACAATAATGCAAAGATTAAAGCAGCAGCACAAAAAGTAATCATAATGCAAAACCGTATTACTAGAAAAGAATCTTGGGAAGATATCCTTTTCGACGATGGCCGAGTAACAATTGAAGATGACAGGGTAAAAATTATCCACGACAACAAACCTAATCCCGAGATCATACAGGAACTTAAAAAGAACGGTTTCCGCTGGTCCCCTTTCTGGAAGTGCTGGTGTCGTAAACATACTGGTAACGCTATTGCGGTGACTAAAGGTTTAAGTTTTATTGTACAAACAACCTAATCCAGATACGGAATTCCGTATCTCAGAAAAACAAATATTTACTAAATTTCAATAAATTAAATCTATGTACGATTCATTAACAACCCTAATCGAAATTCTAGACATATCAAAGAAAAGCACAAGCTATTCAATGAGTAATGGACATTTTACTATTAAAATAGAAAATGAGGTTTACATGTACCCCTATGACCAAACAGGAATATCCAAAGCTATCAAAGTAATTGAAGACAAACTATAAAAAAGAAACCCCGTAAACGGGCAGGTCTACGGGGTCATTATATCAATATAAAACCCTTTAAAAATCTTATATTAGGGCAAATTTACTAAAATTAAATCAAAATGACACTACAATCCCACTTCGCAAAATATATTCGTGACAGACGCTTAGAATTAAAAATGACAATTGATGAAGTTTCTATTTTAGCCTATGGGGATATCTCTAGAAAATCGATGATTTCAAATATAGAAAATGAAAAAAGAAGCGTTAAGATTGACACTATGGAAAAGATTTTGACAGCTTTAAATTCACGTTGCGAATTTATCCAAAACAAATAGAAAAGGAATTAAATCAAATTCCTTTTCTATCTAAAACTTCCTGTAAAAGCTTTTCAATATTATCCATTTTGTGTAACAATCTATTTTGAGATTTAAACAACAACTCTAATTTCGAATTTAATCCCTCGAGGTTAGACACCTCCCCAAACATATTTTTTTGAGACTGAGCAATGGCAGGAGGTACAATCACAGGTAATTCTCCGTAAGCAAGAAATAGATAACTAACCGCAGGGTATATTTTAATTATCTTCTTAATCATCTGCTCAGTTATTTTGTTCCGCCCTTTCAATACAAAATAGATGCTCATCTGATTTTTATAACCTAAATCATTAGCTAAACTACTTGCATTTGTTTCTAATGTATTTAAAAGTAATTGCATTCTTTCCGGATGACTAACAATAATGCTTTTTTCTTCCTCCATGTCTTAATTGATTTTTTTTTCGTCCCAGTATTTTTTCAAAATCATAGCTGATTCTATATTGGTCTGCTTGTTATAGTCAAGCATTTGTTTTTCTGACTTCCATCCAGCTACTGCCATGATTACACTATTAGGAACCTCCCCAAATAGATTAGTAGCAAAACTTCTTCTGCAAATATGCGAAGTTACCAACTCATATTTCTTAAAAACATCTACTTTTTTTCTTTTAACCTCTTTTTTTGTGGTCGGATCAATAGATATTGTTGTTTTTCCTCCTAACATTTCCTCATTAATCTTACATTCTTTACATATAAGTTTTATTTCTCGATTAAAATGCTGCTCTAAAACTTTTGGAGGTAAGTTTCCGTTTCTCTTTTGAAGTGTGTATAAAACTTGCGCATGAATCGGAATCGCAACCTTATGTCCTGTTTTAGTAGTTTGTATTTCAATAATATCATTACCGATATTAGAGATATCTAATTTTGTTAGAAAATCAGAAATTCTTAATCCTGTCCAAAGCCCAATAATAAAATTATCGCGAATCGCATCGATCACTGGATCTTTGATTTCTAATTGAAATATTTTAGTAATTTCAGATACATTTAGATAAGGTTCTTTAAATTCAACTTCTCTCTCCTTAACAAAAACTCTTTCCTTGTAATTTTTATTAACTACCAAATTTGTTTCTTCTGCCCTAGCGCAAAAGAATTTCATCCTAACAATCATACGTTTTATTGTAGACTCTGAATAGTTCCGTGTACTAAGATAAATACTTAAATCATCCATACTTTTACTTGTCACTTCAGTTAATTTTATTTTATTCTTACCCTCAAATTCCTTGAGTATATTATTTAAAATAATGTAGTGACGAATAGTTTTTGAATCCATGAATTTATTCGCTTTTACTTTATAAGTAGGAGCAATCTGTTTTATCCAATGATCCGCAAACGAAGTTAAATATACTTCCTCTTCTTTTACTTTAAAAGAATCTTCTGACGACGGTCTATTAAAGAACAGGGAAACACATTTTGCAAGCCATTGCTTATCTATGATTCCTCCCTTGATATAGCTATTATTAAATTCATCGACAATAAAGATCTGCATCTTAGAAAGCATTAAATTAACTTCATCCTTGTTTCTTACTTCTATTACATTTCTAATTCGTTTGTTTTTGTGGTCCCAAAATTTGGGATTTATCACTAATTCAGTATTAGCAGTAATATCAATACTTCTAGAATGAACAAATCTTATATTAATTCTCGAGGGATTTGTAGTTCCTTTTACAAAAAAATTCACTGTAGCCAT